GGTGGATACATTCAATGGCGCCGTGATGGTGACGCTTCATGGTCCAATTTGATTGCAACATCATCACTTAAAGGTGACCCAGGAAGCCCAGGCACAAACGGCACTAATGGGCTTGATGGTGCTAGTGTGGACCTGCAGGTGGCTTCTGGATTTATTCAGTGGAAGCGATCGAATGAAACTACCTGGCGCAATGTTGTTTCAATCGCGAGCTTGCAGGGAAACCCAGGAACGCCCGGAACAAACGGAAGCAATGGTACGGATGGAAAATCAGTAGAGCTGCAAAAGACTTCAACCACTATTCAATGGCGCAAAGTCGGCGACACAGCCTGGCAGAACCTGGTATCTCTTGCTGAGTTAACTGGCACCCCCGGCAGTAATGGGACTAACGGAACAAATGGCATCAGCTTCACTCCACAAACCCCAGTGCCAAAAAGCATCAACCCGGGCACGACTGCCACGCCTGCGTCATATCAGCATGCAGACCTGACAAAGCCATACAAAGTTATTGTGAACGCCCGTTCTACACAGGCAGTTACTGTTGCCGGACTTGTGAGCGATAAACTTGAATTACGGGTTGGACCTACAGCAGCTTCAGTGGCACTTAATGGGACTGGTGGATTCTCTATTGGCGTGTGGGAGTCGGGTATCACGGGAATAGCCCTTATGATCGGCGCATCTGTTCTTGATGGTGGTCAGCTCTCTGGTGATGTGCCGGCAGGATGGTATTTCGCCATAAATCGCCTGACTGGAAACTCTGCAACAATAGTGAGTTGTTTTACTCAATCTTTAACGCCATAAGTGGTAAAATAATGCGCAAGGATGCGCTAATTCAGAGGTATAGTTAAATGGCAGAAGTATTTAATATCGTCATGGAAACATCAGATGGCGTCAGCTTCACCGGCAAGATGACTCGGCGTGAACCGCAACTGGTCAATGGCTTCATCGCCATGCAGACAGAAGACGGATCATGGAACTACGAATCACCATCAAACGTTAAACGCTGGACTGCAACACCGACCGGAGAGACCATCAGTGATGAGCCAGTATCCAAAGAAGGCGAAACTGAGTCTGAGTGATATCCTCAGGCAGGAGGTTGCACTACTTCCTGATCATGAGAGGGTAAGAATCAGTTCTCTGGTTGAGCATATCATCATGCTCTGCCAGCACCACGGCAGCACCGGAGAGATAAGCCTGGGTATTATCACTGCACTGGTTGCAGAAGAGGCGAAGAACAATAAACTGGATTAACACCAGATATCCAGTTTGTTAACTCAGAAATTCAATGCTATTTCCCGACAGGTATCCCATCTGCCGGGCAGATACAAACGGCGGCAGGAGAATATTCTAAATGTCAGAGTCAACCAGTAAAGAGATCGGCAGGCCAAGCATTCTTTCTGACTGTATTGAGCCAGCAAAAAAATACCTTATGGGTGGCTACATTGAGGTTGAAGATGCCATCCCGAGCATTGCAGGGTTGGCTTGTTACCTTGGCGTGGCTCGCTCAGCTATCTATCGTTGGGCGAAAGAAGAGGGTGAGTTTAAGGACATTTTAGAGGGCATCCTTTCAATGCAAGAGCGAAAGTTGCTTTCAGGTGGCCTTAAAGGTGACTTCAATCCTACCATTGCAAAGCTTATCCTGACCAAGCATGGCTACAGCGATCGGGCAGAAATCGACAACACATCCAGCGATGGCAGCATGGCTACTAAGCCAACCGTAATTCAGCTCGTGCCGGTAGAGCCTGAAGATAATGAGTAGCACGGTACGGCTGCCGATACCTGCAAAGCTTGCACCTCTCTTTGCTGCAGAGGGTAAACGCTATCGTTGCTCTCACGGTGGTCGTGGTAGTGCGAAGACCAGGACGTTCGCGCTGATGACTGCCGTCAAAGCCTATCAGGCTGCGAGTAATGGTGAGTCAGGTGTTATCCTGTGTGCTCGCGAATTCATGAACTCACTGGAAGAGTCGAGTATGCAGGAAGTAAAGCAGGCGATCCTGTCAGTGCCATGGCTGGCGGCCAACTTTGATATCGGTGAGAAATACATCCGGACTGTTGATAAGCGGGTGACATACGTATTCGCGGGCCTGCGGCATAACCTGGACAGCATCAAGTCGAAAGCACGCATTCTACTGTGCTGGGTCGATGAGGCTGAGTCAGTCAGCGAGATAGCCTGGCAGAAGCTTAGCCCTACTGTGCGAGAGGAAGGTTCAGAAATATGGGTGACGTGGAACCCAGAGCGGGATGGTAGCGCTACTGATAAGCGATTCCGCAAGCAGGCCGCAGATGACTGTATTACTGTTGAAATGAATTATACCGATAACCCCTGGTTTCCTGATGTTCTTGAGGGTGAGAGGCAGAATGACATGCGACGCCTTGATCCTGCGACCTATGCATGGGTATGGGAGGGGGCTTACCTTGAGAACTCTGACAAGCAGGTGCTGGCTGGCAAGTATCGCATCGAGAACTTCAGTGATGACCTTTGGAAAGATGCAGAGCGGCTATTCTTCGGCGCCGACTTCGGTTTTGCAAAAGACCCTAACACATTGGTCAGGTGCTTTATTATTGAAAACAAGCTTTACATTGAATACGAAGCATACGATCACAAGGTAGAACTTGATCACATGCCTGAAATGTACGACAAGATACCTGAAGTTCGCCGATGGCCAATAAAGGCCGACTCCGCCAGGCCGGAAACTATCAGCTATCTGAACAGGCAGGGGTTCAATATCTCGGCAGCCGAAAAGTGGCAGGGAAGTGTAGAGGATGGAATTTCATACCTTCGCGGTTTTGATGAAATAGTCATCCACTCCCGATGCGTCAACGTAGCCAAAGAGGCGCGGCTCTGGTCATACAAGACAGATCGCATAACCGGCGAGGTTTTGCCAAAGCTTGCTGATGGTGACGAACATACATGGGATGCTATACGCTATAGCCTTGACGGTTACATAAAGCAGAAATCATCGGGCGCAATCTTCTTCTGATACGAGGTTTACTATGGGCAATCAGCCTGTAAATGATAGTGCAATGGAAACGCTGGCTGATCTGATCGTGAACTCATATCAGGAGTCAGCACAGATTAGTCGCCGGGCTTATATCCAGGGGGGTGCTGGGGCTCCCGGCAACACAAAGCGACTTAAGCTGTGGGAAGAGTTCGGCTACCCGCGCCAGATTACCTTTGAGCACTTCTACAAGGCTTATGACAGGAACGCCGTAGCTTTCGGTGCCGTCCATAAGCTGCTTGAAGGCTCATGGTATGACAACCCATTTATCGTCGATGGTGATGAGTCCCGTGCATCCAAAGAGCAGACTGATTGGGAAAAGACAGTCAACAAGATGATGCGCAAGCATTGGGCCAAGATTAAAGATGCTGATCGCCGCAACCTGGTTGGCCATTACTCAGCTATCATCCTCCAGTTTCGTGATAGTAAAACATGGGACCAGCCAGTTAACACAGCTGCGCTAAGATCGCAAAAAGACGCAGGCCTGGTGCGAATGATTCCGGTATGGGAGTCGCAGATAAGCCCGGTTGATTACGACAACGATCAGGCATCCGAGAACTACGGCATGCCTACTATGTACTCGTTCACCGAGCGGCCGCTGGATAACCAGATTCACGGGCCAACCAGAGCTGTGCGGATCCATCCGGAGCGCGTCATCATCCTGTGTGAAGGGTCGGAGGATGAAACAATCCTCAGCGGCATACCTTTGCTCAAGGCTGGCTACAATAAATTACTCGACCTTGAGAAGATTTCAGGTGGTAGCGCAGAAGGGTTCCTGAAGAACGCCAGTCGTCAGCTCGCTATAAACATTGATGCTGAAGCCAACTTAAAAAGCATCGCCGACGAAGCAATAAGGCAGGGATACAAAGACCTGGGCGATGCGCTAAACCAGAAGATGCAGAAGCTTAACCGCGGCGTGGATGATGCCCTGGTTACCCAAGCCGGAGCCGCTTCAGTTCTCTCAGTGGCAGCTGCAGACCCTGAACCATCATGGACGGTTGCAGCTAATGAGTTCGCCGCCTCTATCATGTGCCCGTTCACCATTTTATACGGACAGCAGACCGGCCGCCTGGCATCAGATGAAGACAAGGAAGACTGGGGTAAGCGCCTCAATGGTCGCCGTGAAGGATTCATCAGCAAGATTGTGGCTGAGGTGGTGATGCGCCTTGTCCAGTTCAATGTTATCCCTCAGCCAACCAAGGGTGAGATTTACGTCCAGTGGACTGACCTGCTGGCACCGAGCTATTCAGATAAGATTGCCAACGCGAAAGACCTGGCGCAGATCGCCAAAGATACACAGGCTGCCTTCGGAACATCATCTATCGATACTAACGATATCCGGGAAGCTGTAGACCTTGAACCTATTGCGGATAATGAAAACGATGAACAACAGGCTACCGATGGAACGCAGCGTGATCCGCTCACCGATGACGAAGATATCGGGAAGTCCGATCGTTCCGCGAAATAAGACTGACCCGACTCAGAGCTATCGTGCGGTGAATAAGATGGCGCGTGAAATAGAGCGCCGCTATACCATCATTAAGCAGAGGCTGCGCATCCTGCTTGATGCACGCCTGGTGGGAGTGGATTCACAGACCAACCATCGGCAGTCATCGCTGGTATGCAACAACCAGGATATCCCGGATTCAATCTTCTTCGTGAATGCCGGCACCTATATCTACTCGCTGCAGCCGACAGAGCTGGCCAACCTGATGGACTTCATCACCACCATTCTCGATGATGAGTTGCTTCAGGGCGGGCGCGATAACCTCTGGGCGATGGATTACATCATCACCGAGTATGACCGTGGCGCACAGGTGGCCTATACCAACCTGGCTAATCAGTCTCAGGTATACGCTGAAAATGTCACGCTCATGCAGATACTGTCCAGCCCGGGCCATCTCAACCAGATTCAGATGGCGCGCATCCCTGTTTATGCAGACTGGCGCCTGCTTTCACAGCGGGCAACGAGCGATCTGACTAACATCATTGCTACTGCAGTGCGTGATGGCATTAATCCACGAGAAACACGTGGCATTATCAGTAAGCGGCTTGATGTGAGCATGGCTGATGCTAAGCGCATTGCCCAGACCGAGCAGGTGGGCGCGCTGCGTCGTTCACAATGGTCAGAGGCTAAGTTCTCTCGTGATGACTTGGGGTTACGGTCGGCTCTCATGCATATCTCTGCACTCAAACCAACGACACGCCGCACTCACGCTTACCGACACGGCCGCATCTTCACCCCAGAGGATGTAGAGGAGTGGTATGCGCAGGATGGTAACATCTTCAACTGCTACTGCAGCCAGATCCCGGTCCTGCTTGATGCTGAAGGCAAGATAGTGAACCGAGGACTGGTGGAGCGCATGGAAGATGAGCGTAAGCAGTGGTTCTCTGCCAATGTCGCACCGAACACCAAAAAGAAAACCTGATCGCCTTCGATTAAAATCCCTTCTCACACGATAAATATTGCTCGTTTTACTGCGGGCAATCATTCCTATTTAATGGCTTCATGTTTAACAGAGAGGAAATGACATGAAGCTTTTAGATTTGCTGGTTAAGGAGTTACCTCAGCGCGGAGGATGGCCCAATCGCATTGCTGACGTTCATGGTTTAAAGAACTGGATGTGCGGAAATCTTCTGGGTTACACCTGGGAGCATGGCCGAGGTGATTGGTTCTACTCTGAAAAGTTTGAGGAAGTAACCAGAAAGCAATACGAGAAAGAAGTTGAAAGACTGAAAAATATCACTGAGCTTAGTGTGAAGACTGATTGCAGTTTCGAATCTGCAGCTAAGGCTCTTATGAAGTGGATCAACGATAACGGCCACCCTCATCAGACCATCATCATCGACGCTACCAGCGCCGTCCTCTATTCCGGTGAGAAGTCTATAAACACCGAAGAGTTCATTAAGGATTGATCATGAAAGTAAGACTTCTGAATGATGGCGGCTTTAAATTCCTTGAAGGTTTGACCTTCCCAGTTGAGGTTGATGCATCAGAGCACCCATGCCTGGATGCAGCGATTCATGTTTCTTCACATCATCTCATTTCTATCGGCGCCACTAAAAATGCAAGCATGTTAGATCATTGGTCATTTTTCGGAGATGAATTCGAGGTAATCGAATGACAACCAAATGCACCGGCCTCATGGGCCGCATCTTCGGGCATAAGTGGAGGGATATCTATCACTCCATGAAATTTCACTCTCCGCATGCTGAGTTAAAACACAGAGAATGCCAGCGGTGCGGCGCGGTGACGGGAGAGAAGAAATGAGTAAGTGCAAAGGATTCATGGGCAGATTGCTTGGCCACCACTGGCGAGAAATAACCTGGTCAACGCCATCAGGCCGAACCAGATTTATCAAATACACTGAGTGCAGCCGGTGTGGTGCAATCAAAGGGGGTGATAAGTGAATTACGCAGAAATGAGTGACTTTGAAATCAACAAAGCTGTGGCTGTTGCGCTGGGCGGAGTGGCAACTACTGACTTTAGAGGGTTGGCTATTTATGACATGGGAGAAAGCCAGCCGCTTGTGGTATCTCAGTGCATGCACTCAAAGGGTGACTTCTTGCCCTGCAACTCATGGGCTGATGCTGGTCCGATTATTGCCGATCATCAGATAAGCATTATTTTCGATGCTGACTCAATGATTGATCCTCCTGCTCATTGGGTCATGTGTCGCCACGTGAGCAGCAACGCCGATGTTGCTGAGTATTATGGACACCCGAATAACCCACTCCGCGCCGCCATGATTGTCTTCCTGATGATGCAGGAGAAGAAAGATGAGCAATAACGAAGTAGACAGTCTCGCTCTGGAGTATGCCAAGTACATCACTCACATTTTCGAGAGCGACTTACGTGGCGGCATCGGTCAGAAGCAGGCTAAGGTGCAATGCTTGCTGATCGACATCATTGGCAATGAGCGGCGTCGGACTGAAATGGCTGAGTCTAAAGCCACCAACTGGCAGCAGAGATATCGTGAACTGGCGGGAGAGTCGGAATGACAGCTTGCGAGATTAGCGGCGGATGGGCGGCTGTTGGCGCAATTTACTTCTTCTTCGCAGGAGTTGTTTCGGAACACTCATCATCTAACCTGCACAAAGATATAAGCAGCCCGATCCCATCGATTGCAAGAGGCTTGCTGTGGCCCCTGGTTGCAATGAAGTATTTGGCGCTGATGATAATCTGGGGGTTGAGATGAAAATAGCCGCGGCGGCTTTAATGGCTTTATCGTTCTCCTGTGCAGCAACTGACTACCAGTGCGGGCTGTATCAGGTCAGTGTCGATCAGCTGAAATCAATCACCGTCGATTCGCAGAAGCATGGCACCTATGTCTCTACTGACTTCGACAAGTACTATAACTTTCTGCATGTCTACAGCTATGGCGATAAGCAGGCGATCGTGCGCGAGACTACGCATAGGCGCGTTGCCTTCCGTATACCTGGTGAATCGCTGTGGAATGCGTGCAAGGAGATAAAGAAATGATGCAAGGTTACATTGTTTACTGGGAAGGGCATGACGAAAAGGGGTTCGTTATCAACAATGGCAACAGCGGTCTTGATATCGAGTACAGCGATTTTGTTAGCGGAAAAGAGCTTCTGATGGGTGCAATGGAAGGCGTTCTCACTGCTGCGCAGCAAGAAAATCCTAGGGTGATCCGGGTGGTGATAAAAGGAGTATTCAAGCTATGAGCGAATGGATTAAGTGCAGTGAAAGAATGCCAGGCAGAGATGAAGGTAACGTGTTCCTTACATGGAATGGTCAGTATATTGGAAAAGAATTTTACACCGTAGGGCGATTCCACTGCATTAAGCCTGAGGCGATCACTCACTGGCAACCTCTCCCATCACCACCACAAGATTAAAATCAGGTCGCTTAGGCGGCCTTTATTTTTGCTGTTCTATATGCCTAAAATACGCGCTATACTGCTCACATACTATGTCAAGAGGTATAAGCATGAAGCGCACAAGCGTGAATGTTCTCTCGGTGGTTAATTCCTCCAACATCTCAACTGAGACAATCGACGGTGAAGAGCATTTCATCGTCAAAGGCGTTGTCCCTATCGTAGATGATGTGGTGATGAATGGTGGCCTTTACCCAGCGTCAGAGATTAACGCGACGTATAAGGAAATGGACAATTGCTTCATGCCACTTCGCCACCCTCAGATCAACGGTAAGTACGTTCCGGCCAGTTCACCTGAAGCTATCAATAAGTTCCACGTTGGCGCATATACCTTCAACACCCGAAAACCTGAAGATAAGGTGATGGTTGATATGAAGGTTAATCGTCGAGTTGCCAGTGCTCACCCTGAAGGTCAGCGACTTGTTGATCGTCTGGATGCGATGATGAATGGCAGCGCTGTTGAGCCAATTCACGTATCTACCGGTCTGCTGCTCAGCAAGCAAATGAACTCAGGAGAGTCAAAGGGTAAAAAGTATTCGTGGATCGCCAATAACATGTCTTGGGACCACGTTGCTATCCTGCTGGATGAGCCAGGAGCCGCTACACCAGACCAAGGCGTTGGCATCTTCGTAAATGCTGATGGCGAAGACCTTGAGCACGAAGACGCCAACTTGATTGATGCTGCCAACTATCTTCGCGTCAACACCTGGGAAAAGGTTAAGTGGTTCTTCAAGGGTAATTCCGATCTGTCTTTCGATGACATCCACCGCATGCTGCGCGATGCCATTAACTCAGATTCAGAACCTTACCCATGGGTTCAGTCAGTCTGGGCAGATCGCTTTATCTACCAGAAAGGCAAAAGCCTTTATCAGCAGTCTTACCTAATCACCGATTCCAGTGTTACACTGGTTGGCGATCCGGTTGAAGTGCAACAGAAACCGGTTGAATACGTACCCGTTACCAACACCGAGGGAAACCCGATGAAAGATAAGATGGTCGCCGCGCTCAACGCCGCCGGCACTAAAACCGATGGACTGACCGACGATCAGATTTTGTCGGCCTATAACGAGAAGGTTGTTTCCGACGCCGAAAAGGAAAAGGAAGCTAAGGCTAAAGCAGAGGCTGATAAAAAAGCCAAAGACGAAGCTGATAAAAAGCCTGCTGCTAATCAGGAAGAAGCGCCAGCATGGGCCAAAGACCTGATGCTGAAGGTTAACAGCCTTGAGCAAAGCATCACCGCAAACAGCCAGAAAGACCTGGGTGCAAAGCGCGAAGCAGTGAAAGCCAAGTTTGGCCTTTCTGATGTGGCTGTCAACGCACTAGCCGGTGATGTGCTGGAAGAGATGTATGGCAAGACCCATCACGCTGCCGCACTTGCAGGTGGTCACTTTCAACAGAACCGCAGTGATGAAACCATCTGCGATCAGCCGGAGTAAATAATCATGGCTAAAGACGGAAAGCATGTAATTCACGCAGGCGGCGTATTTCCTAATCCGCTGCTGAATGCAGAAGGTAACGCGGTTGCTGCCACTCTGCCCGGTCGCGTAGTTGTTCACGCAGCTACTGGTCTGGCGATCTCTGCTGGCACCGAAGCAGGCATCAAGTATGTTGCCAACCATAACTATCTGACTCCATCAGGTAGCGGCACACTGGTTGACACTACGATCCCTGCTGGCGAAAACATGGTTGCTATCCAGCCTCTGCCGGGCATGTTCCTGAACGTGCGTGCAGTAGCTGGCCTGACAATCACCAAAGGTGCTCCGGTCTACGTTGGTGCAGCAGGTCGCATCACCGCAACTGGCGCTGAAGGTGCCGTTCCTTTTGCTTACGCAGAAGAATCCATCACCACAGCAACTGTCGCAGACGATCTCGTTCGCGTAGTGTTCAACTAAGGGAGAGCAGCAATGTTCCATTACTCCAAGAAGAAAGCTGCTGAGACTGGCAACCTGGAGGTTAACTCCTGGCAGTTTGAGCAAGTGAAGCGAGCTCGTAACGCAGCGCGTGATTCAGAAACCGGCATGAACGTCATGGATATCATGGCGAAACACATGAACCGAGTTAATGAGCTCAATGGCATTAACGTAGTTCGTGGGCCTGCTGATCTGTACAAAGCGTTTGACCAGCAGATTACGCGCCAGTTCGAACAGGTAGGTGAATTTGCTCTGCTGGATCGCCTGATGCCTCTATCACGCTCAGTCCGTATCAATCAGACAGTGTATGAATATGTCCGCTCTGGCGGTCATGGCTGGGCTCATACGTCTATGTCTGGTCAGATCGGTGCTGCGCTGGATACACCGACCTTCGATTACGATGGCACGATGGTTCCAGTCCATGACACTGGCTTCAAATTCGAATGGCGTGACCCTCGGTTGAACAACCCGGATGCTCTGGATATTCTGACTGATGCGCAGGCTGGCTCAGTAGATACCATTAAGCGCCAAGCTGTGTCGTACATCTGGGACGGCTTCCGAGATGGCAAAGGAAACTTTGTTCAGGTGGACGGCAAGACCTGGAAAGGGCTGCGTGGTGATGAGCGCGTAGCTAAAGTCGATCTGAGTGCGGGCGGTTTCAATATCGACTTCACCAGCGGCACCGTGAGTGCAGAGACTCTGCGTAATGGCTTCATCGCCTTGCGTGATGTTCTGCGTATCACCAACCGCTCAGCTTATCCACTGGATGTTTTCGTATCTACTGCGATTATGTCCAACCTGGAGCGCTATTACTCTGACCAGTACGCGTCTCGCACCATCCTGCAGGAGTTGACCAGCCTTACCGGTATCGCTTCTATCCAGGAAGATTCGCAGCTGCAGGGCAACCAGATCCTGATGATTCCACTGGCTTCCGGCCGTGTGGCGCCAATCGTCGGTTCTGCATTCGCTACCGTCGCTGATCCGCGTCCTTTCTACAACAGCGATTACGTGTGGCGCACCTGGGGTGCCATGGGCCTGATGGTTAAGACTGACATCAACGACCGTTACAGCGTCATGTACGCGTCAAGCTAAGGAAAAAGAAATGTCTAAGAACGTGGAAGTTGTGACTAAAAACATCTTCCACGGTCCTAGCCTGCAGCAGCTACAGGTTGGTTCCGTGGTGGAAGTGAGCGATGAAGTTGCCGACAAGTGGATTAAAGACGGCAACGCCAAGCTCAGCAAAGAGAAAAAAGCTGATCAGACTTTCGAAGTGGCCAGCCCGGCGCAAAGCGGAAAAAAGTCTGATACATCCGGCCTGGAAAAGCAGGTTGCTGATCTGACATCTCAGATTGAGAAATCAGAACAGGAAAAGAAAGACTTGCAGACCAAGTTGGATGAGCAGACTGCTCGCGCTGATGCTGCTGAAAAGTCGCTCGCTGAACTGAACAACAAGAAGTAAGGAAAAACATGGCCGTCACCATCACTGCAGAAGAAATCAAAGCGTTCCTGGAACAGATGGGATTATCCATCCCTGACTTCCTGCTTAATGCGTTAATTGCGCAGGCGAACGCTATTGATGAATGTATGGATGGTGCCGGCTATGACGAGTCCACGCAGCTGCTTATTAAAACCTACGCTATTGCGCTTATGGCTAACTCAGCCGGAGCTCGTCGCGTTAAGTCTCAGTCAGCGCCGAGCGGTGCCAGTCAGTCATATGAATACGGCATCACTTCGCTGACCGATATCAGTAATCTGCTGCGTGCGCTTGATCCCAATGGATGTACTTCAGGCCTGCCAATTGAAGTCACGCCAGCTGTTGGATTCTTCGATGTTGTTGGAGGTATAGATTGCTAAAATATACAGCCAAAGAAATCACTGACTCACTCAACGACACTTACATCAGAACACCAGAGCTGATCATCGCTATGTTTGATTGCATTGGCATTCGCGACTTTGTCAATCTGGCTAAGATTCACTGCTTGCCTGGCACAGGGATTGTCACACCAGTTTATGGTGAGCATGGTTCTGTAATGAACTTCACCGTGACAGGCTGCGATGATTGTGAGCCTTATCAGCATGAGGGGTATCACCTATAATGAGCTTCGCGCGCTTCTCATACACTGCTGTTGCCACTATCTGGAAAGCGCTTCCCCGCAATGAAGATGGAGACGTGACCGGATATGCAGAGCCTTTTCAGATCCTGTGTGATTATGGGGGTGATCGCCTTCCTCGTCGTGATGCTGTTGGCCTGAACTTTGTAGTTAAGAACACTATCTGGTGCGAAGACCCCAGAGGCGAGACTGGCGACTATATCCTGATAGGCGCGTCAACTAACCCCAACCCACATGAAGCTGGTGCTGACGAGATCATGCATATCATTCGCTATGCAGATACGTTTTATCGCCAGTTTGATGACTGGGTGTATATCACGGCGGCATAATGGGTGGAAAACTGGTTGGCATGCGAAAGCTGCAGTCTAATTTTGATAAGCTGGTTAATGACATCACTGGCAAGAGATCGGTGCGAGCTGTTACTGCGGCAATTACAGTTGGTGCAGCACAGGCATCAATCTATACGCCAATCGACACAAGCACGCTGCTGAATAGTCAGTTCCGTGAGGTTTTATCATCCGGAACAAGGGTCACTGGCCGTGTTGGGTACTCTGCAAACTACGCCGTCTATGTCAATGACCCTAACCGGCCGCAGAACTTCCGCCGATCCAGTGCTCGCAAAGAATTCCTTCGCCTGGGCTTTGAAGATGCTCGCCAGGAGATTGATGCAGTAGTAAGACAGGAGATGTTCAGATGATCAACGTGGTTGATACTGTTCTGCAGTGGTTAAAAGATGCCGGTCTTACTACAGGCTTCACCACCCAGAAGCATCAATGGATTGAGGATTCAAAAGACAAAGGAACGATGAAGTACCTGATCGTTCGCAACAACGGCGGCAGTGATATTGTTTTCGATAACGGCGGCGATTACTTTATCCTGGTAGACATTGTTGGTGGCAAGGATGGCAGGGCAGAACTGATGCAGCGCGTGAATGACATTATCAGCTATGTCGTGGATAATAGTACCGAGCCATGCCCATTGGCAGTATTCAATATGGGTGGCTTTCCTGCTCCAATTTTCACTGACGATAATCGCATGGTTATCAGGTTGCAACTTAGGGCCGTATACGGCCAGTAAAAATAGAGGATTTTAAAATGGCTGTATGCCCGAATGACACCACAAAGATGGTCGGCCGGTCAGTGATCATTGAGGTTGCTGCTGGTTGTGCTGATACCGTTCCACTTGAGAGTGAGTGGCAGCTTTTTGGCGCAATGACTACAAAAAGCTTTGATCTGTCTCCTGATACGGTAACTTCTGATGCAGATGACTCAGGCGCTTTCAACGAAGGGCTTGTAACGTCATCATCCTTCACGATCTCTGGCGATGGAGAGTTCCGCAAGCGTGACAAACCAGGTGAGTATGGCGTATATAATGCCGTTCGCTATTTCGTTGGTGAGCTTCAGGCCAGACGCCAGCCATCGCTGTGGGTCCGCCTTGATTGGGGCGACATGATCATCCGCGGTTATATGAATATCACCGCCCTGTCAGGTGAAGCGCCAACTAAAGAACTGGTAACTTACTCTGTTGAGTTCCAGCCTGCAGACGGGAATAGCGTGGAGTTCCTTGACGGTGACAACCCAGCGTTAACTGCGATCGCCGTGACCCCGACAACCTCTACCGGCGTCGAAGGTTCTACTGGTACGTTCACTGTCAACTTCACGCCGACTGACGCTGAAAACCAGTCTTACACTGTAGTTTCAAGCGATCCGACCGTGGCGACAGTTACCAAGTCAGGCAACACCGTCACCATCAACCGCCTGGATGCTGGCACGTCCACTATCACGGTCACCAGTGATGACGGTAACTTCACCGCTACCCATACAGCGACAGTCACCGCAGCGTAATCTATTGGGCGGCTCCGGCCGCCTCATCTCCTGTACAAAATCACACCTTTACTATCCCCGCGCTTTTGATATTATTCGCCCACCAATCCTTGGGGGGATAAAATGAAAACTCTTATCATCATCACTACACTTCTTCTTGTCGGCTGCGTCGATAAAACTGACCAGCAGCTGATCAGAGAATCTAATCAGGCCGTCAATCAGCGTATTAGCGCCATGAACTTCAAAACCTGCGCTGACATCGTTGCCAACAAACAACTATTCACCACTCAGTCTCTGAATGAGATGTGTGGTTATGTCATCAATAAAGACAAGCCTGTCTATTTCAATTCATCATCTGTGATCACCAAAGATGGCGAATCGTACGTGTGCTCAACTGGTAACGGCGTCAGTTACACAGGCGAAGTTGTCACTTTCCGCGCAGCGTACAAAGATGGCGACAAGACACCAACTGTGGTGGTTGATATGCCTGATTCTATGGTGCCAAAATCTGTTATGATAGTGAGAGAAGTCCAGACGGACATTATCAACACTCATTGTAACTAAGCCGCTCTGGCGGCCAAAAGGTACGCCATGACGCCAATTACCTCAATCGGCGAGTTCGTCTTATCAGTCGGCTCGTCGGACTACTTTCTGAAGCCATCATTCGAACACATATCCCTTATCGGAACGCCAGCCGAAATAGTCCAGTGCTACGGCACACTAAATGGGCTGGGCGTCGATTACGATTCCATTCAGTCAATCACTGACTTCGCTTCATCTCAGAATCGATTCCCGCCTAACAGTGTTTTTGCTCAGGCAATGGCTTCAGGCACATACACAAAGGAAATGACTCGCGCTGCTGCACTGGTGATCATGTGCTGCTGCTATGATGATTGCTCCGATCTGGTGGGAGAGTATGTCGATGTTGGCGGCCGGGTTGAGTTCAGGCGCGGTATCATGCCCGAACTGGAGATGATCCACACAGCTCGCAATCTCATGGAGCATGGGATAATCGGCAAGGTGAAGTTGCGCAAGCTCCAAAAGAACGAAGGTAAGAATGAGTTCACCAAAGAATTCCATTGCGCAGAATATATCTCGGCTGCCAGGGTCCACTTCAGCATGTCACGGCACGAAGCTGGCGACCTGACCATGACAGAATTCATGGAGTTGATGAAAATTAAGTTCCCGGATTCCGCCAAAGGGTTTACCCGTGAAGAATATGATAATCTCATGGATGATTACGATAAGCGCAGAGCAGCGAGGTTAAACAAGAATGGCCGGTGAAGACGTAGGCAGCATTGTCTATCAAGTAGACATGGATACATCTGAGGCCATTTCTGGTGCTCAGAAAGTTACGGCTTCATTCGATGAGGTTCAGAAGAGCGCTGATAAGACCAGTAAAACGCTTTCATCTCTGGATAGCGCTTCTGCTTCTGCCGGTTCGGCTTTGGGATCAATGTCTAAAGACACAAAAGATATTAACTCATCATTCCGAACTCTGAGTGGAACAGCCGCGGCAGTAGTTAAATCACTAAATGATAATAGGGCTGCCGTATCATCTTCCAGCGCTGAAATGCAAACAGCCAGTCGTGTTATTGAATCGCTAGGCAACCAGTTAGCAATACTTGAAGAAGCTCAGCAGGGATCTGCTCGATCGGCTGCTATTCTTGCGGCTCAGCTGCGCGCTGGAGATAGTGCTACAGATGAGCAAAAGAGAAGTATTGGTGATCTTACTGGTCGTCTCTATGACATGCGAAACGGCACAGATGCAGTGCAGAAAGGTAGTAAGAATCTAGGTTCTACATTCGGTCAGTTAGGCTACCAGGTGCAGGACATTGCCGTTCAGTTGCAGGGCGGCCAGAATGCGCTTCTGGTGTTTGGACAGCAGGGATCACAGATAGCAAGTATCTTCGGCCCTGGTGGTGCGATAGTTGGTGCAGTTTTGGCAGTAACCGCTGCAGTTGCTGCTGCTCTTGTCCCTAGCCTTATGAAAGGCGGCGATGAGATGACCAAGCTAAAGACTGCTGCAGAAGCGCTTGATAAGGTCGTCACAATTTCAAGAAGTGGCGTGGCGGCTCTTTCAAATGACTATTCTCTGCTTGCAAAGACCAATGCCGTAGTAGCGGCTCAGCTTCGTGATAATGCCATTGCTGAGTATCAGAAGAAGGTAGAGGACGCAGGAAAAGCAGTTCGTGATGTTGTAAAAGATCAATCTTCATGGTTTGGGAGTCTTAGCGGTGGAGCGGCGAGCGTTCTAGCTCTCGGCGAGGTGATAGACACCTTAAATATCAAAGCAGATAACTTCCGTGATGCCTTCCAAGAGGCCTCTAAAGTGGGTCTTGGCGCCAGTAATATGGCATCAACGCTAAATGCTACGGTGGCTATGCTTTCATCTAACCTTGATATTTCTGATGATGCAGCCTTCTCTCTTGCCAAGCAGCTAAATGAGTTAGCTAAAAATCCCACAGAAAAAAACATCAACGGGATCATAAGTTCACTTAAAGGTCTTGAAAGTGGATCCAAGGATGGTAAAGAGGCGATTCAGGAGCTTCTTTCTAGTGTCTCAAAGGCTGGCGCAGAAGTTCTCACGGCTGCAGCTAAAGTGGATGTTCTGAAGAAGAGTCTGAATGATCTGCAGACTGCCGCCCAGCAGCAAAACTTTGAAAACTTATCTAAAAGTCTTACAGAGCAAAAAATAAAGCTAACACAGGGTGCTTTTGCAGCCAAGAAGTACGCTGTAGAGCAGATGGACCTGACTGATAAGCAGAAGCAAAGCTTGATTGCCTTGGAGAAGGAGGTTGTTGGGCTTGAAGAGAAAAAGAAAAAGCAGAAAGAAGATGCGCGCCTTTCTAAGCAGCAGGCTAATGCTCAGGAAACAGTAGCTCAGAAATTAGAAACTCTTCGACAGAAATCAGAGTTAAGCGCGGCATCAACTGCCGAACTATCAAGAGAGCAGGCTATACTGACTGCTCAGCGCAGTCTTGGTAAGAACGCATCTGATGCTCAGATAAAAGCAGCTGGTGATTACGCAGCCAAAGCATATGACGCAGCTGCTGCGGTAAAAGCACAGGCTGCAGCAGAAAAGCTTTTGCCAGAAGGAAAAGAAAACTCAAGATATAAAGAAGACTTGAGAGATCTAAATACTGCGCTTTCTGCCAAAAAAATAACCCAGGATCAGTACAACATAACGGCTGAACGCCTTGAAGAGCAGCACCAGAATAACCTTGCAAAAATAAGGTCTGAAGCTGTCGTATCACCTAAGCAGGAGGCGGCAGGGCTGGTTGACCCAGTTCAAGCTCTTGCAAATGAAAACGCAAAAAAATTAGCTCTCATTCAGCAGTTTGAGACAGACAAGACTCTTACAGAGCAAAAGGCTAACGAGTTAAGGCTGGCAGCAAATATGGAGTATGAGCAGCAGAAAACTGCTCTTGCATTTGCTCAGTGGCAGATGCAAAGCAAGGCAGCTCAGGTTTTCGGTGAAACACTTGATGCTTCATTGAATACAGTTTCAAGCTCTATCACCGGTGTACTGAATGGAACCCAAAGCATCAATGATGGGATAGCTAACATCGCCAACACAGTTTTAAGTAGCTTAGTAAGTTCATTTGTTCAAATGGGCGCTGAATGGGTTAAAAGTGCAATAGTAGGCAGTACAGCTCAGACAACAGCGATCGCCACAACAACTGCCGCATCTGTCGCTGGTACAGCAACAACCACTGCTGCTTCAACTTCAGCCGCAGCCGTCACTACAGCAGCATGGACGCCGGCCGCTATCGTTGCTTCAATCGGTTCATTCGGTGGTGCGGCAGCTATCGGCTTGGGTGCAGTTGTAGCAGCGCTGGCTCTGTCAGGAAGTCTTGCTGGTAAGCGCAAGAACGGCGGACCGGTAAGCGCTGGCAGTACTTATCAGGTTGGCGAGGGAGGCATGCCTGAGATTTACCGCGCATCCAGCGGTAAGCAGTACATGATCCCCGGCGACAACGGATCCGTAATCAGCAACAAAGACATGATGTCATCTAACCAGAGCTCAGGGATTGTGGTTTACAACAACATAACTAACAATAGCTCTAATGCTCAGGTTAGCTCTTCTGCCTCTGTAAATGCTGATGGCTCTCTTACCCTGGCGACATTCATCTCTGACATGGATGAGGGTGGCCCGGCATCGAAGGCAATATCTCGAAACTTTAACTCACAACGCAAGGCGACTGAATAATGGCAATCGAATACCCATCCTGGCTGCCACTGGCGCAAAAGCCTAGCAAGGCAATGACATTTGATGATGGATTCCGAACTGATCAGCCGGCGGTTGGTGCGCCTATCTTTCAGAAGCTCACTGATGATCTGAAAACAACATGGAATTTAACCTGGCTGCTTACGCTGAAGCAGGAGCGCGCATTTCAGTTGTGGCTGCGCAGCCCGGACTATCTGGATAACTGCACTCAGTGGTTCACCATGCCCATCAATCTGGGCGGCTCTGGACTCCAGCCGCAGGAGCTGCACTTCACCACGTATCCTGTTCAGACGTCCATTAATGGTAATGTGGTTACATGGACAGGAACGGTGATCGCCCGAGAGCTTTATAACGAAGATGATGATTTCGATGACATCATTATTGAGCTTTCTCCTGACTGGTATTCATGGCTTGATGAGGTCGTTAATCATGATATGCCAATCTATCCTTACGCTGTTCCACTTGATCAGACGGTGACGGATAATGGTTAGCTTAAGGGAGTACAAAAGCACCAGGCCACGACGTCAGCTATATGACACAGTTACATTTTACCACTCGTCATTTGGTTATATCTATCTGGTTGCAGATCAGTCAAAGCAGATGGTATTTGAAGGTCAGACATATCAGCCGGTGAGGATGGAAGTTGCGTCCAGCCAGCAAAGCAACACGCCCGTGATTAATGCGACAGTAAAGTTCTCCCGACTTGCTCAGGACTTTAAGCAGAAGCTAAAGCTATGGCGTGGCGCCAGCAGGGTTTCGCCTATTACCTGCACGTACAAGCGTTATGATTCTCTGGATCTGAACACCCCGCTAAAGCCATGGACGCTTTATGTTTCATCTGTGGCTATGGATGATGCAGATGTAACGGTTAGTGTGACGATCAAGAATCCCATGAATAATAACATCGCCATTCTGTACAATGTAGATGAGTTCCCGGGGCTGATAAATGTCTAAAGAAGAGTTCATTAACCTGACGATCGGCAAGCCATGGGCAAACCGTGCCTGCTCTTTCACAGAGATAGATTGCTGGGGGCTGGTATACCTTTATTACATTTCGGTATTAGAGCTGTGTGTTAACCACACAGAATCATATAAAGAAAATTCAGAGTTCACTGTGTGCTTTGACCATGAGGTTATATTCTGGAAGCTATCTGAACATCCGGTAGATCAGGGCATCTTTGTTGCCTACATCGGCGCCGTTCCGGTGCATGTGGGACTCATTATCGATGGAAGAGCTTACCATTCGCGGGCAGAGTCAAGTCACGTCAGATTTGATAAGATAAGAACCATCGAGAAGCTTTTCACAAAGGTAGAGTATTACACCTATGCCAATCATTGACATCCAACGCTTGCCTGGACTACCGCGCGAAAGATCGGAGGTTGATCCTGGCACTAACCTGCTTCAGTGGCTTAGCGGCCAGCAGCTACACGATGATATAGCCATATTGCATAATGGATTGGAAATTCGTGATGAAGAAAGCATAGATTTTAATCTGGTGCTGGGTGATCACGTGGTCATCCATGACAATGCAAAAAGCGGTGATCTGATTAAAACATTGGTCAACCCTCTGGAGCACTTCAATCCGATAAAATTCACCCAGAAGGTTTTCGCGTCGCTCAGCGGCCAGCAGGGAGGAGCTTCTGTTGGCGCAACCAAGACGTCTCCTAACACCACACTTAAGCAGCAGACTAACATTGCTCGAAATGGCGAGGCCAGGCCGGATAACTACGGTCAGGTGCGCGCATTCCCAGACCTGATCCAGAACTCACTTGAAGAGTACGTAAACAACATAAAATACGTCACAGAGTTCATGAACTTTGGTATTGGCCGTTACGATATCAGCTCCGTGCGATACTCAGAGTCAAATCTTGGCTCTCTTGCAGGCGCAAGCTATACCGTTTACCAGCCAGGTGAAAACATAGGCACGATCACTCAGCCTTATCCTTTCGATGATGTTGATGGACAGGAAGTCCCGGGTAAAAACGAAGGTGATGAAGATGGTTCAACCGTAGTCATAGAGTCTGCAACAACTTCTCAGGTGGTTTCCGCTCAATATTCTGGCGGCCAACTTCAGGTAAAAATCATAAAAAGCAGCAATTTTGATTACTTCTTTGATCTTGCCTTCCCACACGGCATTAACTTTACGGTTAACGTTACCTACGCCACTCCGTCAGGAAACACGACACAAAATATCACGCTTTCTGGGGATCTTATTGCATCTTCACAATCCAGTGATGCCGGCGTTCCTCCTACGGTTTTTTACTATACGTTCACGATAAACAACATCCAGGGTACCAATGCCAGTTATGTCTTTAACGGGACCATCAATAACACATACTTCAACCTTACAGACAACCAGGCACTGACTATCGGCCCCTTCTTTTCACCGGTCCCTTCCAGTCAGTTGTGGATTAATACTAACTCAGGATTGGGCGGAAATAGCGAAACCAACTGGTTAGTTATCATCTGGAAAGTTGATGACAATAACGTAATTGTCCCTGGAACCACTCAGACCTTTACTTATCGTCAGACCACGCCTCATGACTATACGACAGAGACGTTCTACCGCACCGATAAGCTCAATCCTGTTGGTGGCTACGGCCGATATGCTGTCAGCTTCCGTCGCACAGACAACAGCAGCGATTCCAGCAAGCTTAAGGTTGAGGGTATTAACGCTATCAATGTCAGGAGCAATGTTGTCTATCCCCTGGAGACCATGATCAGGGTTACTGTCCGAGCCACTGAAAACGCCACAAGTTCTCGTGACCGAAAGTACAATGCATTAATTACCAGGCACACAATAAGCTATGACCTTAATAGTGGATCCATCAGGTATACGCTCGCGCCATCACGCAGCTTCGCTGATGCCATACTTCACACGTGGATTGTCATTGCTGGACTTGATGCAGCAACATTAGATATCAGGGGTCTGTATGAAATTTCATCACGTATTCCTGATGCACGGCTGGGATATTTCGATTTCACATTTGACGATGAGGATACAAGCCTTGGAGATCGCCTGCAGACCATCTGTGATGCTGCCAGGGTTATCTGCTTCTGGGATGATGGTGTCCTCTCATTTGTCAGGGACGAGCGCAGAGATTATCCGGCTACCGTGTTTAACACCAGAAACATGACCACTACGCAATACTCACTCAGCTATGACATGACCTTGCCTGGTGGCTACGATGGCGTTCAGGTTCAGTATCGAGATCCAATCACCAACAAGCAGGCTTATGTCTACTATCGGGTCTCAGGTAATTCTATTGTTCAGGGGCAGCCAACAAAGCCTAAAAAGTTTGACATGATGTACGTAAGGAATGCTTACCAGGCGACTGATCGAGCTATCCTTGAGTGTCGCCGCCTTCTCTTCCAGCGAGTTAGCATGAGCCTGACAGCTATGTCTGATGGCGAGTGGGTAAATGTTGGTGAGATGGTTCAGGTTATAGACATGTATGATACTAACCAGCAGTCAGGAGACATCCGCAGGCGGGAAGGGAATGTTTTCTATACGAACGAGGCAATACGATTCACTGAAAACATGTTTGTGGTGGTCACTGATCGCCTGGGTAATGTCAGTGGTCGCTACCCTGCTCGTGCTGTGGATGGTATCAGGAAGGCATTTTACGCTGAACTTCCAAATATTGATCTGGCTATTTGGGATGGCGTCAACGTCCAAAGTGCATCAAGGTATGCAATAGCTACAGATGAAGAGCTTGAGCGTACTCAATGGGTGATAGCCAGCAAAAATCCCGGCACTGACGGGACGACATCGCTGTCAGTTACAGAGTACAATGATGAAATGTACAACTATACGGTGGCAGGATAATGGCAACTATTCCTACTAAGAACCCAGTACCTAGCGAGAGCTATGAAGATCTTCGTTACAACTCTGGCGTTCTTGATGCTTTTCTCAATTCACAGGAAGATAAATTTACTGATCGCCTCGGCGTTCAAAAAGAAACGCTAAAAAGCATCACAGTTAATGCAGCATCTGCTGAGCAGATAGAAAACGCTAAAACAGCGGCTGAACAAGCCGCAGCTGATGCCTCTGCCAGCAGTAGTTCCGCATCTGATAGCGCTGCATCAGCTACATCCTCAGCAAACGCTGCTGCAACCTCAGCGAATAATGCAGCAAATAGTGCTAGCGCAGCCAGTACGTCTGCAGGTAATGCAGCATCAAATGCATCTGCTGCAGCAAGTAGTGCGACATCAGCTGCCGCATCTGCATCTGCAGCCGCCTCACCTTCAGGAGTGATTGATGGAAGCAATGCAGCTGCCGGTAAGGTAGGGCAGGTAATAACAAACCAGCAGACCGGAGTTTCCCTAACATCAGGAACGCCAGCCAACCTTACATCCATCACTCTGACTCCTGGTGATTGGGATATTTTTGGCACCGCCCTTCTTTCTAACACCGGGGTGAATATCACTCTGAGTTTTGCTGGCTTTAATACGACCTCAGCTTCCCTTCCTTCATTCCCTAACGTAATGAGGATTGAAACTCAAGGCGGCACAACATCCATGCAGAATGGCGTACCTTCAGTGAGATACAACGTGACAGTAAACACTGTGATTTACCTGGTAGGCCAGGCAACTTTCAGTACTGGAACGAGCACTGGTTCAGGTTTCATTCGCGCTCGCAGAATGCATTAACAGAGGACAAAATGGCTACTAACCCAACTAACGATCCTATCCCAAGCGAGTCGCCGCGCGACTTAAAGTTTAATGCTGGAAAAATAGATGAGATCGTAAACTCACCAGAAGAGGCGTATCGGGACCGATTTGGCGCTGCGAGGATGACATGGCGCGGAATTGAGAACATTTCACGCAACTCACTGCTGTCTTATGGATTTATTCTGGTAGACAGCTTCGAAGACGGGGCAACAATTACAACCCCCAATCAGGCGCTTCACTATGAGTCATCGGGAGAATATTTCCGCTGGGCTGGTGATTTGCCTAAGACGGTTCCAGCCGGGTCAACGCCAGATAATTCTGGTGGCATATCAACTACTGGATGGATATCGGTAGGAGATGCTTCTTTAAGATCTTCTCTTGCTCAGGCAGGGGCATCAAGTGGTGCATCCTTAATTGGATATCTTGCTGATAAAGCTGGCGCAGTTCCTTCTACTCTGGATGATTTTGCAGATCAGTATGTAACGCCATTCACATTTGGTGCGATTGGTGACGGCACTCTCCATCCTTTGTCTGAAAGGTTTTCAAGTCTTGGCTCTGCTCAGTCTGTATACCCTCATGCAACATCACTTACTCAGTCTATTGACTGGGCCGCATTGCAGTCTGCTATTAATTACTCTTCAGCAGCAAAGTTGCCTGTACGGCTTAACGCTAAGTATTATGTCAACTCAACTCTCAACATCTCAATATACGGTGCAAAGCTGGTTGGCGATCGAACATGGAGTGAGGGCGTTTCAATAGCAATGCCAGCAAGTGCTAACTATGTGCTATTTAATATCACTACGACGTGCTCTTTATCAGGATTTAAAATACTTGGGCCTTCTTCTGGGACGATTACCTCTAACGTTCTTGTCCATATAATAAACGCAAACGCTGTAAGGCTGGACAACGTTTTCTTTGAAAACGGTTATCGCCAATTGCTTCTGAGGGATACAACATTCTATACCTCGATCAATAACTGCGATTTTTACGGCAGCTACTACTCCGCTTTAGAGACTGTATCCTCAACATATCCTGGCGTAGATATGATCATGTCTCATTGCAGATTCCTCGCCGCAAGAGGAGCTTATGTTATCTGCTTCAATGGACTTGGAAGTGCGATCATCAGCGAAGTGCAGGCATCCGTTAATAAAGTTACGCAAGCAACGCTGTATTTTGGCACCCCAGCCGGTGGTTATGGGGGTTGCCAGATGACAAATTGCGTATGGGAAAATGATGGTGAGATATCTGCAACTGCCATTGCTGCTGTTTATATCAATGGCTCGTCATCCGCGAAATGGAAATCCATATGGTTTGATAACTGCATTATCACAGGAAATGCAGTGCCAGCGGTTAACCTTTTCTGGTGCGATGGGGCTAAGTTTTCAAACTGCGGCCTGTCAAGCACGGCATCAACCGGCGTCATTTATTACAACAATAGTGGCGAAACGAATGATATTAGCTTCACAAATTGCGAGTGGAGCACATCCGGCTCAAACCCACCAATTCGGTTCGGCTCTGTGGTTAAGGGTGACGTAACCCTTACCGGCTGTACTTATATCGGCAATAACTCATTTGTCGATGTTGCTAGCGCTGGTTATCCAAACATCAAGCATGTTAACGTCATTAACTGCTTCCTTGGCACGGGATCAAACCCTATAACAAAAACAAGTGATGGCTACTGGCCTGCTGGTCAGATATTAACAACTGGTCATCAATTGGGTGGGTTTACTAAGGTCGTTGTTACTTTCAATACAGATGGAAGCGGGGCAGGAACAGCTCTTCACTACGTAAAGAATGGTCAGCGAAGAGTTTCTCTTGCCACTGCTTGCTATAAGGGGGGAAGTGGCGAGGCTGTGATGATCGACCAATCAAAGCTGAGGGTCGATGGAGGTAACATTTATTCAATAGGTGGCCCGGCATCAGCAAGAGTAAGAGCAACAATTTTGTTTAATGAAGCAGAAGACGCCGGATGGTAGTAAAAAAGCCCCGAAAGGGGCTTTCTCATATCGCTAGCAAGATGCACGCAGCGATGCTCAGCCAGAACATCAGCGCGCCAGAACGCGCATCTGCCATGTGCTGCCGCTCAATGGGTTCGTAGTTTTTCATTATGACTACCTTCATCCTCAATCTTCCTGAGTTTTGCATGGTGAGGACACTCCTCGCCGTATGTGCAGCACTCCGTATATCCCCCAGTTATTTTTTGAAACCATACATGCTCCCTGGAATGGTTAACCGCATGCTGGTCATCGCCCCATCCACAGAATCCTTCACCGTGCCGGAGAATGTGGAGCATTTCCTCAGGGGTCATTACACGATCATCTTTCATTTTCAGCACCAGTGATGTTCACAGTTTTTATCCATAAATCCAGTTCAGCAGCCTTTTTGACTGCCTCCTCTGCCTCATGCCTACTGTTGAATATCGCCTTAAGGGATTTGTATTCATCATGCTTAACCGAAAAAATCCCACCATTGCTTCGGTCAATGACCGCGTAGAAAGTTAAATTCCTCATGACCTTTCCTCAATTTTTCGCAGCATTTCGGCTCGGCAGGCGTCCCACATAGCAATACCAGCCTTTTCAGGATCAATTTCGCCGCTCCTTACGTTTTCGTAATAGTCCGCCATGGATGCCTTTTCAGGCACCAGTTCAGCCAGGTCAGCGGCGGGCGCGGGGCGCTCATATAGCGGCACCACTTCAACGCGGAATATGTCTCCAGATGATGGTCTGTCTACTTCACCATGATACGTCCAATGATGCGCAACTCCGCTGCGATGGTTAACCAGGCGCTTTTTGCATGCAACCGGAGGCGCAGTCAGTGCGGACAGCGCGACACGCATGGTGTTCAAGTGCATTGCACTGTCTGAGTCCAGCCCGAAAGGAATTTCATCGCACACATTTTGCAGCTCATCAATCTGAGGCTTTAGCCACTCAATCAGCGCCTGCTTCTGCTCTTCGGTCACGATGGCTCTCCCTTTACACAGCTGGGGCATACCCAGCCTTCACCACGAACTAATTCCCAGCCCGCTTTAGCGGCATCTTGTTTGAGAAACTGGTAAACGCTGGACATACTTGCGAGAGTGTCATCAGCCATTTCTCCCGGCCCATGATTATCATCAGACCAGCAGCGTGTACCTGATGATGCATCCAGCCCATCACCACGACGTTCGCAGCGCAACTCAATCCAGATAGCCATCACTCACCATCCTTACCGGCGCGGAGTTTGGCGGCGAATGCCGTCGCTGCCTCTTCCATTAGCGTATAAAGCTCTTCATCTTCAGTCTCAACAAAAGAGACATTGTCGTCACAGTGCTTTGCAAACATCTCCACACCCTCAGCCCGCACAGAGTTGAGGTAGGCGTCGGTGGCTGCGGTTTTAATGTGCTGCTTAAATTCATTTGAGCTATCAAAGACCGAGTAACCAAAATGTTCTGATTTATAGTCATCCGCTCTTTCTGCAAACCTTTCTGCCAGAGATTTATACTGTGCACATTCCACCGCCAGCGCGTCACGCTCTGCTTTGAGGTCGGCGTAGTCGTCGTGATAAACAAACTCGCCTTCAGGGTCGTTGTAGCAAATATCCTGTCGGCCATAACCGCTAACCGAATGCCGCTTAACTTCACTCATTCTCTTACCCCTTACGCCGCTGTCAGGCTCAATGCCGCGGCGAAAATAGTTGAGGCCCGGAGTACGGGCCTGATTGGTTACCAGCCGATGGATGTTCCGACGTTCCAGCCCGTACCCTGGTTGGTGTCACGGGTTACTGCAGCCTTGACAACCATATTGTTGGTTACACGGGCAGAGAACCCAACTGCCACGGCCTGCTCACCCTCATAACCGCCAGCGCCAGCTCCCAGGGCGAATGTCTGGTATTCGGTAACCTGTGGGATGGCCGCGGCGCTCAATGCAGTCGATGTGCCGGCATTAGCTGATTTCTTTACCTTACCCAGTTCGCGATGCAGTGTTGAGAATCCGCGTTGGGTTTCCTGCTCCAGGCCGGTCAGTCGCTGTTCATGATTGGCCAGCTGCTCTGTATGCTGCGACACAACACGGTTGGTGCTTCGGATCGCGTCGTGGTTCGCCTGGATATTGGCGTTAGCTGCATCGATGCGTGACTGCGCATATTCACCGTTGCTGTACAGCTGCACGATGTCGCTGCTGTTCTGGGTGATACGGGTTTCATGGTTGCCCAGCATTTTCTCCTGCTGACCGTTCACCGTTTCCACACCGTCGAGACGCACCGCGTTGTTGATGGAACGGCTGTCTGTCACTGCTACCTGAGCATTGGTTTCACGGATTTCACCTTCTGCGCCATCCAGACGAACGGCGTTATTGATGCTGCGGTCGTCAGTCACCTGCGCGCGCTTCTCAATGCCGTCGGCACGAACCGCCAGTGCATCGTCACCTGCTTTGCGATCGGCATCTGCACGAGCCACTTTCACATCAGTGTGGGCCACAGATGTGGCGTAGGCTGAAGTCGCTTTTTTATCAGCATATGACTTCAGGTCAGATGTTTGCTTGCTGTCAGTGGCGGCCTGCTTGGTCACAGTGTCCGCCAGCACTTTATCCTGACGCGCCTGGTCAACTGCGAATACTGATTTATCCAGTTTGCTTTCCTGCAGTTTGGCGATGTTGCCGCGATCTTCCAGACCCCACGATTCGCTGTACTTCTGCAGCGTGTTCATATGCACGTCGTGCAGACCAGCGCGAAGATCGTCGATCTGTTTCTGAACGCCGTTTTTGTCGTTACTGGTGGCATGCGCTGAGAATGTACATGCGATAGCTAAGCCCAGGACCGTGATTTGCTTTTTCATTTTTGTGACCTTTTCTCTCTGAAGTTTTTTAACCTGCAATAAGGTTTGCAGAATGTTTTTTGTGCCGTTCCGTAAAACAGTGCCCCGCACACAGGGCACAATTTTTGTTTCATCAATCCTCCTAACTACGATAACGCCTAGGCGTTACAGGCAATCTACTCTTTCCCTAATGTGGCGTCAATATTATTTTTTGTTCTGGGATCGCATTGCCGATGCGCGGCCGGCGGCGAAGATGGTGGGGAAGTTCTCGCGCAGGAACTGGATGCGGCTCATCGCCAGCGTATCCTTGCGCCGGATAGGAGCGCCGTGACTGTAAGCGACAACCTCCTCAAGGAAGTCATCAACTGTCTCAACTGGATTATTCATGGGGCGACTCCAGCTTTATGTTTGGGATTTTGCCAGCGGCGATATAGTCGTAAATTAGCTCAACCTCAGCACGTCCAGCGTGGTGCATCCACCCCATAATTAAATCTACGCATTCATCACGCTTACGATTTGCTTCGGTGCGGATGGGTCTGAAATTATGCGAATCGATTTCATTCACAGTAAACGTGATCCGATGGTCATAATTCCATGCGAAGGCGAATCCATCATAATGACTAACCACTACTACCGGATACCAAGACATCCCATCAAACGCCTCGCACTCACACCCAACTGGCGGCAGGCCTTCGCTATTCCAAACCGCATCAGGTTTGGACGCCAGGCTTTCGAATTGCTGGTTGGCGTTATCGGTTTCAGTGGATTTTAATCGCTTGCGAGAATCATTTTCAGCATCTCGCCATCCTCTGCACCACTCAAGGCGGGCCGGAATTCCAATAGGGTGAGATGAGCTTTCGTATGGCAGTCCGGTTTGATGAGATGAGTAACCCTGATAATAATATTGCGTTTCGTTAAACTTCATGGTGTTCTCCTGATAAAAGAAACCCGCCGAAGCGGGCATGTGATTATGCTGCGTGACGCTGCGAACGATAGTAGCCGCGCTTTATCAGCCGGTTAACCTTTCCGACTGCGCCGGGCGCTGCTGCAACTTCAGGTTCAACATTGATACGCTTCACGCGCCGCGGCCTTCGCTCTGACCAGTAACCCAGCTCAATCAGCTCATAGCGATCGCGAAATTGAAGCACTACCGGAACGCTTGGCAGAGGTGCGGTGATTTCATGCCAGTGCGGATCGGCCTGAACTTCAGGTGCTGGGACAACTTCCGGCTCCGGATGCTGCAACTGCTCGTTGCGGTCAACGCCAGGGCGGCGCTTAACCAATCTTCTGATTAGATCCAAAAACATGGTTACCCTCCACAGCCAGGCGGCGAATGATTTCAGTGACAGTTGGAAGGTAGGGCGCCTGAATAACTCGCCGCCATTCGCGACCAGACGTCTCAGTGTCCTTCTTCATCACCTTTTTGATGTCAGATAATGGCATTCCGATCATCTCCGCCATTGCTTCGACTTCAATGCCATGCATATGAAGTTGGAATATGCCACGCATAATCGTATGTGAATACTTGCGGCGCTTACCGATCACACAATCTTTCGGAGCACTCTGAATGGCCTCTTCCGGCGTGCCCGTATATTCTGGCTTCGGTCGTGGAGCAAAAGGTTTTCTCAGGTTCGCTCTGGCCCGCATATCCCACAATATGCACTTCAGATGATTGCACTTGTCGTCAGGGACGATGGCGAGAGTATTCACCTCCGTATCCCCGCGTTCTGATTCAAACGTGTCATGCTCACTCATGCTGCTTTCTCCTCGAGCTTACGCGCATTTTCCCAGTCTTTAACGATACCCAGGCACTTGGCCCGGACCTTCATGGTGTAGCCTTGCCAAAACCGCTCACGCGCGCTTCCAGCTCTTCAGGTGTACGATGCGCCACATCAAACAGGTTATGCATCCCAGCAGCTACCAGCGCATCCTGATGCTTGGATTCCAGCGGCAACTCTGTCACGTCAACGCCGGTCGCCCACTCATAACGCGCCACGACATCCGGGTGCGTTGGCTGCAGCATTTCTAAAATCTTCGCCTGGATGTCTTCTGTCAGGCCTGCTGGCCACGCTTTCTCAAAGCCAGTCACTGTCGGGAATACCGGCGCGCCGTACTCATCGATGCTGACCAGCATGCAGATCCCTGAGTTCGTCCTCACCTCCATGTGGAAGTCCAGCCCACGCATCAGCGTGCAATCAGGATTAACGGCGCGCGTATCCAGACCCCAGCCAAACGTGTTCACATAGAACAGGTCATGGCCGTTCGGTGATTCGTAATACTTCGGCGACACGGTTCCGCTTATGCGGTCCAGCTTATTCTTCAGGTATTCGGTATGCTCAGTCATTTCGCTGACTGCCTGAACCATTGCGGCGTTCTTGGATTTCAGACTGGCGTTTTCAGTGCGCAGCTTCACAGCTTCGGTGCGGCCGGCGTTCACGTCCTGCTGCTTTTCTGCCAGCTTCTTCTTTGCTTCTGCCAGCCGAGACTTCAGCTTTTCCGGCTCCAGATCCTTAAGGCGTTTAAGCTCTTTCGCCAGCTCACGATTTACGCCATCGCTCTGCTGTGCATTCAGCTTGATGCGAGCGTTGAGGTTATCGATGGTGCCTTTAAGCTCTGTGTTATAAGACAAAGCCTCATCACGCTGCAATTCAGCTTCTGCAATCCTGCTAAGCGCCTCATCGCGTGCCGAAGTCAGTAAAGCGCCAGCTGTAGCCAGATCGGCAATGCGCTTCTGCATGCCTTCAACAGACTCAACCAGAGCGTCCTGCTCATCCATCTCAAGGTTGTACTGCTCATCAATCGCCTGCAGCAGGTTGGTCAGCAGCGCGTGCGCCGAAGACACAGATGCCAGAACGCTGCCTGACGCGATGGATTCTGCCAGTTCGATCTGGGCATAAACTGGCTTGCTGAATGTATTGATCACATCCACTACGGTTTTCTTTTCGTTCATATTGATTTCCTGAAAGGGGCGCTGCGGCCCCTGATAATTATCGAATGCTTAGTGTCGGATTTCCCGGCTCAACAGTGACGCCTTCTGGAACGTTCCCGGCATCCACTGCTTTCTTTATTTTGTCTGTATCTGCTTTAACTGATACTTCGGGGATCTGATACTCCTCTGGCAGTTTACTGACTTCCGGGACGATGATTTTTGATGCGCCCGACTTTACAGATACCGTATGATAAACAGTCTTAATGGACTTTCTTTCTGCTGCCTGAATACACATCAAAAGATACTTTCTCAGCCCTTCAGTTTTGTTTTCCCACATCTTTTGCCGCTGCTGATATTGCTGCACGCGAGATTTGCATGCTGTTGATTTATCTTTAGCCTGCTCAATCAGATCGCAAATCGCATCGACTTTATCAGTCAATTCCATCTCCAGCGCTTCCATGGTGTCAGCGATATCTTCCTGGGACATTTCGTCTCGATCAACCAAGTCCTGAAGCTTTGACATCGCTACGGCAGTATCAAGAGTTTTCGCCATCAGCCTTCACCTTTTTCATTTCCACTAATTCAGCCAGCCGCTTATCTGCAACATTTTGCATTCTCGCGGAGACAGCATTCAGCATTCCCGACTTCTCCTGGTCGCCACCGAAAACGCGCAGATTTGTAGTGATGGAGAGAAGAATGGTTCTAAGCAGTGAGTTAACTTCCGTTTTAGTGCCTGCCGCTGCCAGTGTATCGGCATTGCGTTTGAGTTTTTCCATGAACTCATCAAACACTTTTTGCTTATCTTCGATTGCGCTGATCTCACTTTTTGCAGAGAACTCTGCTCGAGCCTCATCCACGTACGCGCCAATGTCATACATTCCCAGGAAGATATCAGCCGAGAAGCCAAGGCCAGATAGCGCCTTTTTCATTGCGTCAGTCAGAGACTTTTTGGGTGCTTCACCATCGGTGGAAAGCCCATATTTATTTTTTGTGATATATGGCGTGCAGCCATACGCCTCAATTTCTCCGCGCTGACCATCCTGGATAAACCAAAGTGTGATCCTTACTGTGTGGTTAACCTCACACACGACACCACCAGACCCATCAGGTATAACCTGATTCACTTCAACACCAGCAGAATCTTTAACTTTCTGCATTATCGGAGCGCCTTTATCGAAACGCTCTTCAACTACCTTTACCCCCCATCCGATTCCTTTCGGACCAAAAATTTCAGTGGCGCGCATCTCGGTGTAAGTGCCGTTGATTGCCGTGCCACCGCCGTTTTGGGTAAAAGCCTTTGTGTAAGTCGGGTCTGTTTTTTCCACCGACTTCCAGATACTCAGGTTGTTTTTATCAGTCACCTTGCGTGCCCTCTACATTCTGATTGTCAATTTCGATTGCATATTCACGCTTCGCCGTCAGGAGCGCCACGTCACGCAGCAACTCATCCAGGCGGATCTGAATATCACTGCTGGCCAGCACAGCTTCAACGTTGCAGCCGTCAAAGTAACCCTGCAGAGTGGTGGCAATTACCACCTCAACGGCCGACTGCTTACGTGGGTCGAATGCCTGCTCAACCATCTGAGCGATGTGCTCGTTGTCGGCATCATTAAACCGGCTGATGATGGTTTCGATTCGCTGATCGCGTTTCATGTTCGTCTCCTGTTAGCAATTAATCAGACGCCATCGCAATGACGCCTTGTTAATGGCTAAGACTTTACTCAGTGGGCATTGGAGGTAGAGGATGCCAGTGTGTAACTTTCTGCCCGCCACCTTCTATGCTGCGGCCGCGGTCATACTGCCATTCACGAACGCGTCTATCGCTCGGCGCGCATGGGTCATATTCGACATACTGCGCAATACAGCTCTGCGGACCTACCGGCGACTCATATCGCACATAAACACGCTGGCTTAGGTTGGGCATCTGCTCATGGACACCTACCCACTCGCTGAAGGAGGATAGTTTCGCTGCCTGATAAATTAGCTCCTGCACTTCAAGTTCAAACTCGGCTATAGTTTCACTTTCGCTTATCTTGGGCCCGCAAAGGCGCACGCCATGATGACCGCTAGAAATAAGCAGCGAGTGAGCGCCGCGGTCATTTTCCATTACTTCTATCAGAACCTTGCTGCTCATTCTCTTCTCCTGTTATTTTCGCTAAGCCGTCTGAGTAGGCGGCTTTACGGTGTCACTCAGTCGGTGCTGGATATGAGCACCATTGCTTTATCTTCACTTCAGACTCATCAATGCCTGCAATCTGAAAAACCCACTTCCATCCTCCTGTCGGGATGCCCCCCAGCACCAAACCACAAAGCCCACCATGCAATCAGAACACCCTCTCCGTTAAGGTCATTCACCAAAACCTGCTGCTGTGCTTCAGGCAGGCTTTCACTGCAATTAATCCACTCCATCCTCTTCTCCTGTCAGTGGTTACTGGACCAGCGCCTTACTAATCGCGGCTTTCGCTTTATCGTATGGGCAGGTACATGTGAAACCGCTATGACCGCATGATTTATTGCCACCGGATTGCTCTGCCATTACAAGCTGAAGTGCCTCAAGAAGCTCAGGTGCTGCGGCGATGAGATTGGCGTTTAATTGGTGGTGACCTGGCTCGCCGTCAAACTCAACCCATGCAACCGGAAGAATCATTCCATATGACTGGTCGTCGTCTCTGATAACCGGACCTATGCTTCTGTCGATCTTCGAAGCAACCCATGGCCCGCGCGTTCCCTTAAAATTTTCCATCTCAACCTCCTGCTATAAACCCCAGCCCCATCAACACACCAATAACCAGCCACCCGAATATGTAGTTACCAGTGCTTATCATGTAGCCTCCAGATATGAAAAAGGCCGCCTAAGCGACCTGTATGAACTCTGCATTATCTTCCGGCCTGAACCGCTTGGGGCAATCGCCTGCCGTCCACAGGTTGTTGGTCTGCCACTCTTTCGAGCCGTCAAGCATCTTGATTGTGAATTTTCGTCCGCCAAATCCAAGGTATTTGCTTTCTTCCTTGGGTGAATTTCCTCCATCCCGGTAGAAAGCGCCTTTAATAACAAGCATCCCTTTCACAGTTAATTTTTCTTTCCAGAAGTTGCAGCTGAAACATAACTGTTCCTTAATCAGCTTTTCCTTATGGTAATAAGTTGCGAACTCGGGCATCCCGCACAACTTGCAAAGGTGGAAGTTGTCACCATCGTTGAGCTTCTTAGCGAAGTATTTTTCGTTACGCTTGAAATCCTGAATGCTGCTCCAGCAATCAGGGTCATCTTTGTTTGCTTCGCACCAGTCTTCTATGACATTGCCCATATCTACCTCGCCGTTACGATGTCTTTTGAGTTGCGATAGCCAAACGGCCGTCGCGCTTTATTTTGGATTACAACGAAGCTGCAACAGGAACTCATAATTCACTGTGCGCTTTTCGGTGCCGCAGGTAATGCGCCAGAGGTACTGGCAGGCCAGTCGCGTTACCGTCCACTGCTTGCCGCCGAAATTAACTGTCGTCATGCTGATTGCCTGGCTCATTGCTCACCCCATGATTTACCAGTTGAGCAAAGTGCAGCAGTTAGCAAACCTGCAGCAGCACCCAGCCATGCTGCAATAGTGGCTACGATAATCATGCTCAGCCATGGGTTAGCCTGAATAATCTCTGTCATGTGATTTCCTTAAATTGATTCGCAGTAGAAAAAGTTTTCTTCGTGAACCAGAAGTCCGGATAGCGCTGAGTCGCCGCGCACGAAAATCCATCCATCGCTGTACTCACTGCCGGTGATGTCGTACTGGCTGCCGTCAGGATGTTCGCCGGTACCGGTGGCAGGTGCCACATACTGATGCTGCTTTCCATCTACCGTGATGGTATTGAAGCCAACGGTAACCATCGGTCCGCCGTCGCAGTTGTAGTGCACATCGGTGATGCTAGCCTGCGCAGTTCCGCACAGCAGCAGTGCGGCGATAAGTAATTTTAGTTTCATGCTACCTTCCTGATGAGGTCTTTAGCCTCTCTGATGTGTGATGCCGGAACCATCATTCGGTGCCAGCGTTGGCTGTAAATCTCGTAGTAGTAGGCCACCTCATCCAGAATCATATAGGTCACCATGGCAAGGGATGATTCCAGCTGGAAGAACTCAACGCCAGGCATCGGGAAGAAGTTTGAAGGATACGCCACAGACTCAAGCGCCAGATCCTCAACGTTGTGCCGAAGCAGCGCGCACTGGTCGGCAGACACGCTGCCTTCAATGCTGAATGGCTTCATATTTACTGGCTTCATTTCACACCTCATCAGCTGATGGCGTAGATAACGTTGACGATACCAGCCGCAATCACCGGCGCCGCGTAAAGAGTGCAGACAAAAATGCTCACGCCTGCTGTCATATAGGTCAGTAATTTCATTTTAAAACCCTCTGTTAATTGATGCATGGCTCTCGTAAAAGCCATCTATCAATCGCCATCCCGATGCTGTCCGCCGCGATTCCGGGCTGCTTCATCTCCGTAAAGATACTTCGCAGGTGCCGGGCGCTGAGTTAGTGAGCTTTCTCACCAGTGCCAGGATGGCTGATTCATATTGTTAAAGAGCGATGATTCTGTACTGCGTCTTGCTTGAGACGAACTATAATATTTGCGAGGTAACTATGTCAACACCAAATGTGGAAATAATTTACTTTTTATCGCATTTGGAAAAGTTGCTATTGTTAACATGATTAAATTGCTCTACCATTGGTCTCAGTCAACGAAAGGGGGATGGTATGAAGAAGCAGGAAGCCATCGAGATGGCGGGCGGTGTAGGTAAACTCGCTGAAGTATTAGAAGTAACTCGTCATGCCGTTATGAAGTGGGATGATGAGTTACCAAAAGCAAGATACTTTCAGTTGAGAGGGTTAGTAGCAGAGAAGCAATGGAAGCCTGTTAACGGTGCTAAGTTCCCAGGCTTCAGATAATAAAAAAGCCCGTCCGGCAAGACAGGCTTTATGGCACAACACAAAATGAGTTCACGAGGTAATCATGACAAATAGTCATACGCTGTTCAATACCGAATCATATTTTTATCAGAAAAAAGGTCTTACTTTTTGTAGTGAGGTGATCTTATGAACCTACTACATAAAAAACACCCCATCGTCATAAATCCGACTCTCGCGGTACGGGTTGGGCTAAATGAAGCAATTGCTCTGCAGCAGCTTGCATACTGGATAGAAGAAACAAAGTCCGGGGTTGATCATCAAGGGATGCGTTGGGTTTATAACACTCACTCAGAATGGAAAGAGCAATTCCCTTTCTGGTCTGTAGACACCATAAAGAGAACTTTTTTATCCCTTCATAAACAGGGAGTTATCTTTATTGAGCAATTAAATAAGTCAAAACATGACAGGACCAATTTCTACACGGTTAACTACGAAAGCGTGTGCCTGATCGATGAGGGCAAATTGCCCCCATCCATGAGGGCAATTTGCCCCGTTCTTCATACAGAGATTACTACAGAGAATAGTACCCTTTCTCCGAAAGGTGGTTTGGCGGGAGAAATCAGGGAAGAAGAGATTATTTCTGCATGGAACAAGGTTGCCAAAAAAAGGAATTTCAAAGCAACAAGAGGTATCCCTACGAAGGTCGTTAAGTATCTGAAGGCTAACTACTCCACCTATCTCAAGCAGTGCAAGAAAGATTGTAAGCCTGTCGAAGAGACCCAAGCGCTTACAGAATTTACCTGCAGCTATCTTGAGTATGGATTCCCGGAATGGGCTGGACCGCACTATTCTGGCCAGAACGACAGGCAGTGGAGGGCAGATCTGGAGTTCGCCACCAGGACGACAACTTTTGAAAAGATATTCTTTGACGCGGAGTAAACATGGAAAGCATTGAGTTTGAACAGCAGCTCGTAGGTTCCATGATGATTAAGGGCCATCACGTTGACTGTACCGATATTGCCTCAAAGCTTCCTGAAGAGGCTTTTGAGAACTACCACCTTCGGCAGATGTATCACGTTATCTGCAGCCTGCTGCACAAGGTTGAACCGATCGATGTTTTTAGTGTTCGTGATGGTCTGCCGGAGGGGACGAAGGACTTTGCATTTGATGTTCTGAAGTCATGCTCAAGTGCAGCTAACATCAAGGCGTGGGCAAAGCGCGTTCGACAGTGCTGGATGCTCAGGAAGGGAAAGCAGAACCTGCTACAGGCAATTGAGTTGCTGGACAGTGCAGCTGCGCACAACATCAATGACAACATCACGCAGGCAAGCGCTCTTATCAGCAACATTGCCTTTGAGACAAACGACAGGCTACCACGCAAGCTTTCTGAAATCCTGCCTGACTGGCTTGAAGTGCTGGATAAGCGCATGAAAGGAAGTGAGTCCGGGCTATACCTGAAAGTAGGCATTGCCCCTCTGGATGAAAAATATGGCGGCTTCGATAGGACGGACCTGATTGTTATCGCTGGCCAGCCAGGTATGGGCAAGACAGAGATTGCGATCATGATGGCAAACTACATCGGATCTCAGCGCGGCCGTGGTTTGTTTGTCTCGATGGAAATGTCAGATATCCAGGTGCTGGAGCGTCATATTGCAGATCGTGCAGGTATGTCTATCGGAACGCTCAGGAATCCTCTGGACATGCTTGATGAGCAATATAACAAACTCATGTATGCCGCAGGAACGCTGAACGAGCAGGAAAACTATGTGCTCAATGAAACGCTTTCTGTTGACGGAATTATTGCGCACGCCGAGCGGATGGTAATGGATGAAGGGCTGGCATTCCTTTGTGTTGACTACCTCGGGCTTGTGAAGAAGAACAAGGCTGAGCGTAACGACCTGGCGATCGGTGAGATCACCCGAAGGCTGAAGGAGTTCTCATTGCGCATGAACGTGCCGACGATTCTGCTTTCACAGTTGAATCGCGAGGCGGCAAAGCGAGTGAATAAGCGGCCCATTATCCAAGACCTTCGAGACTCGGGGTCAATAGAGCAGGATGCAGACGTGATCATCTTCCCTTATCGCGAAGAGGTTCATGAAGAACACAGCAAGATGAAAGGCATTGCAGAGATAATCGTTGCGAAGTACCGAAGCGGTGAACCATGCACAGCCTACATGGCATGGAAGAATGGACACTTCGTAAACATGGATCAGGAAGAAGCAATACGCCAGGCAGCACTTGCTCAGCAGCCGGCGCAGGAAGAAAAAGAGCAAAAGAAAAACTGGCGTAGTTAATTTAACGAGGAAATCACGATGAACTTATTCAAAAACGCACTGGTGTACCGCCTGAACCGTAACCTGCCATTCGTGGCGTCCGAGCTGCAGGAGCAGATGCAGCAGTTCCGCTTCACGCCGACCGGCGCGCAGGACATGGCTAAATCTGGCTGGGTCTCACCGCTGGTGGATGGCTCAGACAACCTGGTGCATGAAGTGAATGGCCAGCTGCTGCTGAAAATCCGCAAGGAAGAAAAGCTTCTGCCGGCGGCGGTGCTGCGCAAAGCTGTGACCGAGAAGGTGGCGAAGCTGGAAGAAGAGCAATCTCGCAAGCTGAAGAAGACCGAGAAGGACAGCATCAAAGACGAGGTTCTGCACACGCTGCTGCCGCGCGCATTCAGCAAAGATTATTTCACTCAGATCTGGATTGACACCAAAAGCGGCCTAATCACCGTAGACGCGTCATCAGCCACTAAGGCGGAAGATGGGTTGGCTTTACTGAGAAAGTCGCTAGGAAGCCTTCCTGTGACGCCTGTGTGCCTATCTAACCCTATCGAGCTGACTCTGACCGAGTGGTTGAAGGATGGCAACATGCCAGCAGGCTTTACCCTGGGTGACAGCGCAACCCTGAAAGCCATCCTGGAAGACGGCGGCGTTCTGAAGTCCAAGAAGCAGGATCTGGTAAGCTATGAAATTCGCAATCACCTGGATGCCGGCAAGCTGGTCACTGAGCTGTCGCTGGGCTGGCAGGACCGAATCACCTTCACACTGACCGATGCAGCCGCTATTAAGTGCATTCACTTCAGCGATGAGCTGGCGCAGCAGAACGATGACATTGACGTTGAGGATAAGGCCCAGCGCGCGGACGCAGATTTTCTTCTGATGACCGGCGAACTTTCGGCGATGATCAGTCAACTGGTGGTGGCGCTGGGTGGAGAGGCGCAGAGATGAGCGATGAAAAGAAAGTGATGTGCCACACCTTTCTGGTGAGTTATTTGCATGGCCGTGGATTTGGCAGCCTGATTAATTATCGTGAGATTGGAAAAGAAACTGCAAGGCCAAGCTTCGCAGATCTGGATTCAATGCTGGACAAAGTATGCAAAAACGCGGCAATAGAGCGAAAGTGGTGCCTGGTTCTTTCTGTTTCAGAACTCCAAGATGAAATGGTTCCAGTAAGCCAGCTTGATTCATACGCAGAAAAATCAGAGCAAGAATAACGGCGATGCCCGTCGAAAGGCGGGCAATAAACAGGAGTTGATATGAAAATGAAATGCCCCCCACTCTGGTATTTAAAAAAGAAATGGGCAGCACGCCAGCAAAAACAAGGAGCGAGCCAATGAGCAAAGAATTAGCAGAAGCGGTTAAGTTATTCATCAGCCAGCCATTAAACAATCCTCTGAGCCGCGGGCAGATTATGGAAGTTGCCCGGATTGCACTCCCCATACTGGAGCAGCAGGAGGTGATAACGGATAGCAGTGAAGTGGTGACGGATAGCACTGTGTCTGGTAATCAGTGGATTGTGTGGTGTGGTGGCTCTGTTGCGCCGGTAGATGGAGTTGTCGAAGTGCGGTGGAGTACAGGCTCAACCGATATAGGCCATGCCAGAGATTTTCGATGGGAGCACTCACGATACACTATTAACATCATCGCCTACCGCATCATCCCGGAGCAGCCCACCAATCAGAACGGAGAGCAGTGATATGGGTGAATGGATTAAGTGCAGCGATAGACTCCCTGACGTTGGCGAGAACGTGATTATTTTCGATGGTGAAGAGGTCGCCATGGCTACGTTAGCTAGTGCGGACATTAAGTTTGATGGAAGTGCTATTTTCTGGATGCTCGAAGACGGCTACTCAGGGAAAGTAAGAGCTTACTCGGAGTTCTGGATGCAGAAGCCACTTCCTCCGACAGTATGTTTCAAATGTGCAGGCACGGGAAAGATGGATGGCGGCGGCTTTGACTCCCGCGGCGATTCTATTCTTGTTAGTTGTGACTGCCAGCCACTCCCATCACCACCGGAGGATGTATGAGCGACAAACATGAGCTGGAGCGGCAGAAGTTTCGTAAATGGTTCGATGAAAACGAACCAGAAATTGAGGCCGCACAGGATGAGATACCTGCAAAGGTTATCAAACTGGTAGCGGAAAGGGCATGGCTGGCGCGCAGTAATCAGGAGCAACCATGAACAACGTAATCCCCTTAAAACGCTCTGAGCACGGTCCAAAATAAATTACCCGCCGCACGGACGCGGCATTAAACAGGAAATCACAATGAGCAAGTATTCAGAACTGAGCGATTACGACATCAATCTGGCTGTAGCAAAACTGAAAGGTGAGCGTCAGGAATATTTCGTGCCAGTATGGGAATGGGACCATTGCTACCCGGTACTCGACGCTCTGCTGGCGATCACCACTGGCATCAACCTGAAATCAGACGGCACTGCCACCACGGAAATCAACGGTAAGCAGGAGGCGGCAGGCGGCGGGCACTCCCGGGCCATCTGCGAGCTGTACTTAATGGCGAAAGATGCGGAGGCAGGAAATGACCGTTAAGCATGATTCTGGCAAGTGGCGCATGAGCCTAGTTCCGGTAACCGCTCTGAAGTCTATTGTCGATGTTCTGGAGTTTGGTGCAAAGAGGTACGCGGTCGATAACTGGCGCACTGTACCCGATGCAAGGCGGCGTTATTACGATGCAGCCATTCGTCACCTTATGGCATGGTGGGATGGGGAAAGGCTGGATGAAGAAAGTGGGTTACCTCACCTGGCGCACGCTGGATGCTGTGTGATATTTTTGCTGTGGCTGGATGAAAACCAGTTGCAAAACGCATAGCCTTACACGATACTTTGGCTATCAACACGACTCGACCCCGTGAAGATTGAGCGCCAGAAGCGCAACAAAACACACAACAAAGAATATGAAGCTCGTTGGATCTGGTGTTGTGCCAGGGTCGAATCCAACGGGCTTCAGCTATTTCTGGAGGTTCGAATGAACCAGCTAGTAAACGATGCAGTAACCACCATGAGCAGCCAGGAAATTGCTGATCTCACAGAAAAGCAGTTATCCCACGTCAATCGCGACATAGTTTCCATGTGTTCAGACCTATATCCAGAATTGGATAATCTTGATTCTGTTGGTGTTTTTATAAAGTACAAGCAGATGAATGGACGCACGGTAATCGAAACAATCCGGCTTGACCGCAACAATACTGACTGCCTGATGACCGGATACAGCGCTCAGGCAAGAATGATTTTGATTAAGCGCTGGCGTGAACTTGAAGAGAAAGCGCTGCATCAGCTCCCAGATTTTAATAACCCTGCCGCCGCGGCTCGTGCATGGGCTGATCAGGTCGAGTCCGTTATGCAACTGGAAAGTAAAGTTGCTGCCGACGCACCAAAAGTGGATTTTGCTGATCGCGTTGAGAAATCCTCCGGCGTTCTGATTGGTCACTTCGCAAAAGCTATCGGTGTCGGGCCTAATCGCCTGTTCGCCTGGATGCGTGCCAATGGCTATCTGATCGCCACTGCCGGTTCTCGCTATAACACGCCGTACCAGAAATATCTGGAGCGAGGCTACTTTGACGTTACCGAAAGCAGCTATGACGCTAACGGCGAAACTCGCGCATCTTTCACCACGCACATCACTGGAAAGGGCCAGCTGCGCATCACCGCGGCGCTCAAAGAGTGCGGCATGATTAACGAGGTGACGAAATGAAACCGCTGCTGAAAGACATCATTGTGGAAATCATCACCGAAAGCCCAGCCAGCACTCGCGAGATTTCTAAATCAATCGCTGCTAAATCCAATGGTGTGTATGTGGGCAGCAGCGTTCGTTGCTGTATGGCTCGCATGCTTAAAAATGGCGATGTGGTCAGGGTCGGAACAGACGATCGTGGCGGTGCAAAATTCGGCCTGCCACCTCAAGCCGGAACGGTGGTTAGTGAGTTCGACCGTCTGCTGGCCCCGCTTCGTCAGATCAGAGGTGTGTGATGGAAAAGAAATCTTGCCCTTTCTGTGGCGGGAAGCCGCATATCGCCAGTGAGTACGAGCCATATTCTGAATCAGGCGGTAAGTTCTACTGGGTTCGATGTGGAAGCTGCCGATCTCAGTCAGCAAAAAAATATGCATCTCATGGTAATGACTGCCACAATTTATATGCAGAAGTTTGGGATGAATGGAACCAGCGCTTTGAGCAGAACCCATCAGAAGCAGATCGCTGGCTCAATGAAGCAACAGAGCAGCGCGCCCGCGCAGATCTGCTTCAGATGCAGGTCGATGAGTTATCCGAGGCGCTGAACCAGGCGCGAAGGATCATGGCGTATGCGGGGAAATTGCAATGAGCTTCATCCTGACATCAGACCAGAAGATTGCATACGAAAAGATAAAGACTGATCAGCAGCGTCAGGATGAAGGCATGGCGAAGTTCGAAATGAATTTCAATGATGGCAAGGGCGGGATCATGCTGACAGATCAGTGCCGCACCAAAGCCGAAGCGTTTATGGCCTGTTGTGAAAAATATGGCCCTAATTTTAAGGAAATCGCATGAGCAAATACACTTTGATTTACGCAGATCCGCCATGGTCTTACCGTGACAAAGCCAATGATGGTGAGCGAGGGGCAGGCCATAAATATCCGGTAATGAACGTTAGCGATATTTGCCGCCTTCCGGTGTGGGATCTGGCAGCCGATGATTGCCTTCTGGCAATGTGGTGGGTGCCCACACAACCACTTGAGGCGTTAAAGGTTGTTGATGCATGGGGATTCCGACTGATGACCATGAAAGGTTTTACGTGGCATAAGACCAACAAGCACAAAGGTAACAGCGCGATCGGCATGGGGCATATGACGCGAGCAAATAGTGAAGACTGCCTGTTTGCAGTGCGCGGTAAGCTTCCTCAGCGCATTGATGCATCAATATGCCAGCATATCACTGCGCCTCGCATGGAGCACTCAGCGAAGCCTCAGCAGTTCCGCGACAGCCTGGTCAAGTTGCTGGGTGATGTTCCGCGTATTGAGCTGTTCGCCCGGGCCCAGGATGACGGATGGCATAGTTGGGGCAACCAGTGCGATCAGTCCGTTCAGCTTATTCCTGGAAGGGCTGAAAAATGAAGTTTGAAATGATTAAGGCACCTGGCGGGTCTTTTCATCCGGCTACAGATGATGAAGCAGAGCGCCTGAAGCGTTTCAAAAACGGCGAGCAGTATCAGGTGGAAGTGAAGCTGACTCGAAATCCAGCCTTCCACCGCAAAACCTTTGCGTTCTTCAACTTCACATTTGAGCACTGGTGCGCCGAGCGTGCCGGGATGGAGTTCATGAATCGTGAGGCGCAGTTCAACACGTTTCGCAATCACCTGACTGTCTTGGCCGGGTATTACGATCAGTCATACGGTATTGAAGGCCGCATCCGGATAGAGGCAAAGAGCCTGGCGTTCGCCAATATGGATCAGGAAACTTTCGAGGCCTGCTACAGCGCCCTGATTAACGCGGCGATAAAGCACGTATTCGGCGGAACGGAAGATGAAAACGTACTGGCACAGTTGAGGAGTTATTTCTGATGCTGAAAACGGTCAAGGAGAAGAAGTGCCGGGAGTGCGGAAATAAGTTTAAGCCTTCCATGACCACGCAAACGTCTTGCTCACCTATCTGTGCGATCGCTCAGGGAAAAAAGAAGGTTGCTAGAGATAAGCAAGAGCTAAAGAAGGTCGAGCTTAAGCAGTCGCGCGCGAGGGTGGAATCAGTCCAGCCATTATCTTACTACCACAAGAAAGCTCAGGCGGCGTTTAACGCATTTATTCGGGAACGTGATGCTGGTCAGCCATGCATCAGCTGCGGAAAGCCTGATGATGGAAGTCACCAGCGCCATGCTTCTCATTACAAAAGTGTTGGCTCATCTCGAGAGCTAAGATATGATGAAATGAATGTTCACGCTGCTTGTAGCGTTTGCAACAATCATCTTAGCGGAAACATTCAGGGTTATACTCCTGCATTAATTGAAAAAGTAGGAATTAATGAGTTTGATAGATTAAATGGGCCTCAGAAGTCTAAAAAATGGAGTCGAGAGGAGCTGAATGAAATCACATCTAAGTACAGAAAAAAAGCTAAAGAAATCAGAAGATAGATGTTGTGTAGAAGGTTGTGATCGAGATGCTGTTTATAAAAAAATATGCATGTGCCAAAAGCATTATTTTAGGCTTAGAAGAAATGGAAGCACCAATATTTCTAGGCAGACGAATGGTTGTAAAAGTTGCAAAAATTCAGCAGGGTATGTGATGGTAAAAAGACCAGGACATCCTTTAGCCATGAAAAATGGATATGTATATGAGCATCGAGCATCTGTTTTTGAAAAGTATGGATTTAACCTCCCGCCATGCGAGCTTTGCCAAAAAACTATCGACTGGAATGTTCTGCATGTAGACCATATAGATAACATTGTTGACAATAATGAAACTGATAATCTAAGGGTTTTATGCAGAGCCTGCAATGTTATGCGCGCGAGAGTGCTTATACCTAGCTATGAGAGAAAAGGTAACCATAGAATTGAATATGAAGGTGAGACAAAGACAGCTCAGGAGTGGGCCAGGGACCCAAGGGTAAGAGTAGCTGGTAACACCATAGTTAACAGATTGAAGAAAGGGATGAGTGTTAAAGATGCATTATTCAAGAGAAAAGCTACGCACATTCACACTAAGCCTGCACTAAGAAGTCCTGCCTATGGAGAATTCATTGGGAAAAATGATGATGAAATGTAGCAACATCGCATGTAGAATTAATCATGACAGGAATGTCTCTTCTCTGGTGGGAAGCGCGCTCACTGCGATAGTGTGAGAACCAGAGAGACAGCATTTATCGGATCACCCCCAAGGTGTAACATCGGCCTTTAGATGCTGTCTCTGTGGTGATAAGTGAATCTGTAATGGGTAGCATGCCAAATAACCTTTCACAGGGCGCATGCCTAAGTCGCACGTAGCAGCCAACCACACACCATCACCTTGGACCGTGATGTCGGCCTACGGGCACCAGATAACGTAACTGGTCGATTTGTTGCCGTAAGCAACAACTCAGCGGTGATGATTTTGAGAGGTCAATGGCAAAGTAGATCTCGCGACTGGTTAGCCACAATCATCAGCCGGTGCGTAAAGCGTAACCACTGCAATGTGATTTCCTTGCCTACTTAGGCGGCCCGAAAGGGCTTTTTTTATGCCAATTCAAACTAAAAAACCTCTCTGCTTTGTAATTCCCGATCTAACCGCTATTATGGCTACATAATCTACACATAGGACGATTCCTATACTTAATTGACCGGCAAGGGTGATACTAATGCAGGAGTCTATGGCATTAATAACGGGGTGTGCGTATGAGCACCGCTGCAAAGGTGGGCACCATGTCCGATCCGAGTGATTTAGTCGTATATACTAGCTATTTCGGCACCGGCGGCCTGGCAATTCTTCTTCTAACGCGCGTATGGAAGCTTATTTTCTCTGACCGTGCAGAAATTCAGATGATGAAAGAGCTGCAGGATGAGAACGCAAAGCTACGCACTAGGATCGAGGTTAAAGAGGCTGACAACCGATCACTGATGCAGGAAAAGCTTACGTATGCTGCAGACCTTAGAAGCGCATTAGCAAAGATTGATTTTCTGTCTGAGCAACTTGAGCTTGTTAAGCAGGAGCTGGTGAGCCTAAAAAGCTCTGTGCGGGGTTCATAATGTTCAAGCTACCTATTGAGTTAAAGTTCGCTATCAGGCGAGCGTGGATAATGAGAAGGATATGGATACCCGCAATTATGCTTATGGCATGCATGGTCGCCATTGGGTTCGTGACTGGCAACTCTTCAGCAACTGCCCATTATAAAAAATCACTTGAAGAAGTTGACGCTGCCTACAGATCAGCCAGCGAAAAACGCCGGGTCGTTCTTGCACAATGCTTAGCCAACAATGATAAACTATCCTCTCGACTTGCAGAGCTTGGCGACAAAACCGCTGACGCTCTGGATAAGCTAACCACAGAGAGGCAGTAATCATGACTAAGATTATTGATATCCTTAATTTCGAAGAGGGATTCAGGGAAAAACCATATATCGACACGGAAGGTTACCCAACGGTCGGAACTGGTTTCCTGATCGGACCAAAAGGCGCGGCGCTTAGTAATTATCAATTCACCCTCCCCAAAGCAGCATCTGATGCCTGGCTTGATGAGTTGGTTAAAGCACGCAAAGAAGCTATGAATAAAAACGGCGTGATTTTAAATGCTCTGCGATCTTGCAATGATGCCCGCACTGACGTTCTGATCAGCATGGCCTATCAAATGGGTGTTGGCGGCCTGGCAGCATTCAAAAATACACTCTCAATGGTCGCAACTAAGAACTTTGAAGGCGCCGCTGCCGGCATGATGAATAGTCTCTGGGCGAAGCAGACCAGAAGTAGAGCTCTGCGCCATTCAGAGGTGATGCGATCCGGAACGTATGATGCATACAAGGGGCTGCTATGAATATCATTTACACCCTTCTCATCGTAATTTCCTCAGTGGTGGTTGTTCTTCTGATCAGAAAATACACCTCAGTTGAATTTGTGTCGCACGCAAAGCTTCTATTTAAAGCATGGTCAGTCTGGTTGAGCTCCGCTGGTGCATTTCTGGGCGTTTACCTGCTACAGGCGCCTGACGCACTTCTGGGTGCCTGGCACATGCTGCCTGATGAGCTCAAGACAATGCTGCCGGTTAACTTCAGTCAGTACGTAAGTTATGCTCTGATCGGGCTTGGCATCATCTCTCAGTTCATCAGGCAGAGAAAGCTTGTAGAGCAGAAACAACAGATGGAGGTGAAGGATGGAATTGATCACTAGTTTATTCACTGGCGGAACGGCGTGGGCAGCTGCTTTAATTGCCGGCGCAGTGGCTTTAATCGCAACATATTTCGGCGGCAGGAAGATAGGAAAGACCCAGGAGAAAGCAAAGGCAGACGTGGCGGCTGCAAAGGTTGAATCACAGCAGGTTGCCGCGGCATCTGAAAAGCAGCAGCAAGCAACAAAGGCGGCAAAAGATGTCACTATTGAAAACCAGTCTGTTAGCGATGACGCTGCTCGTGAGCGCCTGCAGCAGTCCAAATATCATCGACCATAATCAGCCGACATCAGTAATCGACACCTCATGCTCTTCATTCTCGCCAATCTATACCTACGGCGATGACTACAAGACCATGGATGTGCGTACTGTCCGGCAGATCAACACTCATAACCAGGTCTGGGAACAGCTATGCGGGAGTGAAAATGGACGTGTTAAATAAGCTTTATGCGCCAATCCGCTGGCTACTCACCAAAGAAAATAAGGCAGGAACCATGTCAGAACCAGCTAAAGATGTAATCAATGAACAGCAGGCCACAACGGCTCAGCTAAGTCCTGCTCAACAGTTAAGCGAAAATGATGATATTTCGCTCTTCGCAGCCAACCTTAAGAAGATTCTTATCGCTTCAGGCTGCGATGTCGATATCATCTTTGATGACGCCGTGAGCATCGCCAAAAAGATCTGATTCGCCGCCGCGAAGGTGGAGAGTGCCAACCGGAGCCAGCCACTGAAAACAAAGCTAATCCGGCCTTCCTGCTCGCTGCGATGTCACCCTACAGGGTAGGCATCACAAAGCCATGCTCTGAATGGTTTGATGATGTCTATCAACCATAAAAGGGCACCATCATGACAACTCAGCAGTTAACCATTACCTCTGACTGGACTCCTCTCACTGACGGGACTCAGACTAAATTCCTCGAACTGAGAACAGGAACGCTGCTACTTCACGACGCAGACACAAAGCCCGCCGCTAATGCCCCAGGCCATAACATCACCGGCTCTGTGACCATTTCGCCGCCCACTAAAGCATGGGTAAAAGTCAGCTCTGGTGCTTCTGCCACCATTATCATTTCGTGAGGTGATCTATGCCTATCAGACCTTCTGTGCTCATTGGCAAACAGATTGCCGAAATGCTTGATCCATCGAAAGCAGGTGATGGATATTTTTACCTCAAGGGCGATGCTAATACTGACGGCAGCTGGCGGGTGATGGTCGTCACTGGCAAGATCATGTCTTTCCAGTACCGGGAGGCTGGGATATGGTCAATTAAGCTTGCGATTAACGCCGACGAAAGCAAAAACTACATCCAGAAAACCGAAGACATCAACGCCTATATCAACATGGATGAGCTGCGCACTGCGCTGGCCATTAATGATGAAGGCGCCATGGATGGGCGATCGCCTATTATGGATATCATTGATGGCTATGTAGCCTGGCAGTATCCCGGGGATAATAAATGGCATAACCTGATCCCTATGTCACAACTTGTTGGTTCGCCTGGAAGTAATGGAGTTGACGGAAAGGATGGGGATCCGGGTAGCCCGGGAAATCCAGGGGAGCCAGGCCGTGATGGAAATGATGGAAAGCAGGTTCAGTTGCAGGTTGCCGATGGAAACGTTCAATGGAAGTATGACAGCGATACATCATGGAATAATCTTGTCTCTTTATCATCGCTTTCAGGATCGCCAGGAAAAGACGGAGAAGATGGCACTAATGGATTGGATGGCAAGAATATCAGCCTGCAGGTGTCTGGTGGATACATTCAATGGCGCCGTGATGGTGACGCTTCATGGTCCAATTTGATTGCAACATCATCACTTAAAGGTGACCCAGGAAGCCCAGGCACAAACGGCACTAATGGGCTTGATGGTGCTAGTG